AAAACTAAAATAGCTACACTGTTACGACTAATAGATGAGCGTATTGCCACCCAAAACAAAATCATTGAGGATTTGAAAAAATTAAAGTCCGCAATTAGAAAAAAGATGTTCTCCTTATTGAAAGATGAATATACAGAGAGCTTTGAAATCAATCAGCTACTTGATTACGAACAACCTACTGCATATATTGTAGCTAATGATGAATACTCTACCGACACAAGTTTAACCCCTGTTCTAACTGCGAATAAAGGTTTTATCTTGGGGTATACAGACGAAAAATTTGGCATATATCAAAAAGGAGAGTGTATAATCTTTGACGATTTCACAATGGATGCAAAATATGTATCATTCCCTTTTAAGGTAAAGTCTTCGGCAATAAAAATACTCACAGCAAAACCGAATGTAAATCTTCGATTTATGTTTGAATATCTATCATATTGGGAACTTAAATCGGAAGGACATAAAAGGCATTATATTTCAGAAATAGCTTCGCTTGTAATTGAACTACCTTCAAAAGAAAGACAAAGTATAATAGCCTCACTAATGACTTCGTTAAACAGCAAATTGGATATTGAAGCAAAAACAAAGATAAGATACGAAGAACAAAAGAGATACTTACTCTCGCAAATGTTTATATGAACATCTGCGAGAGCAAATATTGTTTCTGCTTTGAATACTTGATGATCAAACTATTATGTGTCTCTAATAGTCCATGTAACTTTCTGAAAACAACGGAGATTCTTTTTTGTTCTTCTAATTTTGGCAGACGGATTTGTATGTTTCCCATTGTGTTATTCATAAGTTTCGGGTTTGCTAAATTAGTTGAGACATACATCCTTGTTGCTTCTGCTAAGACTAATGAAACGAAATGGGCATCAAATCCTTTTTTGAGCTTTAACAAGCCACAGACATTAGTGCAATTAAACTTTCCATTACGATAAAATACCGTTCCTGCATTTGCACCGTCAGTCGTCCAACTGATATATTCACCTTCAAACATAAAATCATCAAGATAACCCATAATTCCGTCATTTGATGTTTGAGAAGAATACACAGGGTATAACGGATTTTCTTGTTGGCTAATTTCTACCGAACTAATAACTCTACCACGTCCTATTGATGCAATATCTTGAATCTTGAATTGTTCCCAAGAATCAGAGTGAAGCATTTTCAAACTAATTGCGGACATTACAAATAAACAATCCTTAATTTCATTATGATAACCAGACGGTTATACCTCAAAACATCGCATTATTTGTAACATTATGCTCTACATCCATCACATTAGAAACGGAATATTCCTCATTATATTATTATCAAAGTGTGTAGAAGAGTCAATCTTGAAGCAGTGTATTCTGCTATTTTGCATAGTTAGCTTGTGTGATATTTAATTAAAGATAAAATTTTTCGAATTATACAAATAGGTTTTGATCTAAAAGACTACCTTTGCATAAATTTAGCATTATGAGTACAACAGAATATATACAAATCATTATCGGCATCGGTCAGATTATTGCTGTTGCTATTATCCCAATTATTGTTTGGGTATTAGGAATAAAGTACCAAAATAGAAAAGCAAAAAAAGATGCTCAATTAAGAGTCTTCCTTACACTAATGGCAGATCGAAAATCAACCCCAATAACAAAAGAATGGGTTGATGCCTTAAATACAATAGATGTAGTATTTCAGGAAAACAAAAAAGTTAGACATGCATGGAGAGAATATTTAGATAGTTTAAACGAAAAATCACCTCATTTTGATAGTAGTAATTCTTTTAGACTTGACTTACTTTCAGAAATGGCCGTTTCTCTTGGGTATAAAAATTTAAAGCAAACAGAGATTGATAGATTTTATTCTCCTAAATATTTTGGTTCTCAAATGAGCCGACAGGAAATATTATTTCAAGAGAATCTACGAATTTTAACTCGATCCAAAAGTTGTGCTGAAAGTTTTACTGATGAAGAATATGAACAGCACTATAAGGAGTTGATGGAACAGCAAGGAGAGTAAAGAATATGGGGAATATCCCTTTCCTGTGAAATTGCTGATTTTTTATCCTTAATTAAAGGGCTAAACGATAATATCCACAAAGGTATTAAGGGAGAAACCGTCTGCTTTTCAGATTTGGGTGAAGCTTATTCTGGATTAAGCGGAAAAGGCGGTGATGATTTCGGATATGGTGAGCCATTCATTACTTATATGAACGTGTATCAGAATACTTACATCTCGGAAAAGGATTATGAATTGGTACAAATCGCTCCCAACGAAAAACAAAACAGTGTGCAGTACGGTGATGCCTTATTCACACTCTCATCTGAAACTCCGGAAGAAGTTGGTATAGGTGCAGTATATTTGGGCAATACGCAGAAACTTTATTTGAATAGCTTCTGCTTTGGCATTCATTTCTATGATGAACGTGTATTACCTCAATACCTTGCCCACTTCATTTCAAGTTCTTCATTTCGTAGGGCTATATATCCGTTAGCACAAGGGAGTACACGGTTTAATCTTCAAAAAAATGACTTTATGAAGATGAAGTTTTTACTACCAAGCTTAGAGAAACAAGGACATATAGCTAACACTCTTGACGCTTTGCATTGCCGTTTGGCAAATGAAAAGTCATTAACGGAACAATACATTTTATTGAAGAAGTATCTATTAAGCCTAATGTTTATATAAACATTTTCTGAAGCAAATACCGTTTCTGCTGTTGAAGACAACTTATGTATTCTTGCTCATTATCCAATTTTCTCTCAGTGAGTTCAAACATACTACAGATTTGTTGTTGAACAGACATTGGTGGGATCGGGAATCGACTCTTACCTAACGCAGTTTGGTTGATACTTGCTTGTGAAACTGCTTTATTGCAAATAGTTTGAAAATGGTTTATTGCCCAATCAGTACAAAGAAGTAAATGCAAAAAACGAGGTCTAACTATGGTTGTATTGGGTATAATTCGCAATAAATTCATGCCATGATAAAGTCCATAATCTTTGTCAAGATAGGCTGTATTTCCTATATACTGAATACTATTGATATTGCTAAACAGAATATTACCTACGTTTAACCTATAGCTTTCAGGAATACACTCTACATAGCCAATTCGTTGTATATCAATACAATGTTTGCTAATAGTTTCTATGCGAGAAACCTTATAAGGGGTTTGATAACTCACTTGTGTTCCTGAATAGCCACTTTTTATTTGCGCCAAGTCATCCAGTCTATATAAAATCCAATCATTCTCTGATGAAAGCAATTGCTGACTAAGCCCTTTAATTAAGGATTGCAGTTTCTCAATGATTTTGTTTTGGGTGGCAATACGCTCATCTATTAGTCGTAACAGTGTAGCTATTTTAGTTTGCTCCGCTTTGGATGGAATACCAACATAACACTCGGAAAAATTCTTTGTGCTGATGGAATAGATTTTTGTTCCCTGTGCTATTCGTCTAATCTGATTATGAAATGCGGATGACGAAAAAGCATATCCTTTGAAGCCGACAATAGTTTTATTTTTATTGTCTCGCCCATGAATTGTGTGTAAACCACAAACAATATCCTTATTATCAAGATTAAACAACTCAATGACTTTAGCAACCTCATTCGTATCTTCCGAAGCATCAGCAAAGGCTACATCTCCCTCTTTACACAATTCAAAGTTTTTAGGCATATTACCTTCTTTGACATTGGGTAGTTTATCTCTTCTCAAATCCACCATAGTAGGAAGCCCAACATGAATGAGTCCATAATGTAAGTTCATCATGGCTTTCTCCCCATATTCAAGTTGTTCCCAACTCAGAGAATTGGTTGAATAGAAATCCAATAGCTCAGACACTTTACATATTTCCCACTCTCCACTAAATTTAGGGAATCTCAAATGGGGAACATTAAGGACTTTATTTTCGTTATTATCTGTCATAATCATTATTCTTTATCGGGATTGATATCAAACGGCAACAATTTGTCGCCATTATTAAACCGGTCGAAATCAGAGATAAACGAACGGTCTTGAATCACTTTATATTTTTCATACTCACCATACGCCTTCTCTCGTGCTTCTTCTTGAGAAACTTTACCAGCTGAATCTTGTACTTGATAGTCCATTGTAGCAAGAAACTGTTCAAGACGCTGCTTCCATTCGGCCATCGTTGTAATGATATGGCGTTGGGCACGCTGCTCTGCAAATTCAAGAAATACGTTAGTTATGCCGTTGAGTTCTGAAACCTCTTTGTCTGACAAGTAGTTCTTTGCCACAATCGTATCAGACTTCTGGACTCTGCCATCGGGAGCTTTCTTCCAAGTGGTCAATCCCATGTGCGGCATTTCCGAGTCGGCACGTTCATATACTATTTCGGCAGCGGTACGATGAGTTACAGCCAAGTGCATCATATTTTGCACCATCTTGAAGAACAATTTGGTACAATCCGATTTCGAATCGTAATCGGCACTGCATTCGGCATAGATGTCTGTTATCTTTTGGTAGTATCTGCGCTCTGATGTGCGTATCTCACGAATACGCTCCAGCAAATCATCAAAATAATCTTTGCCAAAGTGTTTTCCCTGCTTCAAGCGTTCGTCATCAAGGGCATATCCTTTAATAATAAACTCCTTCAATACAGATGTAGCCCAGATACGGAATTGAGTGGCCTGATAGCTATTGACACGATAACCTACCGCAATAATGGCATCCAAATTATAGAACAGAGGTGTACGTTCTACATCCCGTTCTCCCTCTGATTGAACTATCCCAATTTTTCGGATAGTTGCCTCTTTTGTAAGCTCGCCTGTTTCGTAAATCTGACCAAGATGATAGTTGACAGTCCGTACATCCACCCCGAACAAATCGGCCATACGCTTTTGTGACATCCAAAATGTTTCACTGTTGAATATCACTTCTATTCGTGCCTCGCCTTGCGCCGTTTTATACAGCAAAATGTTAGAACTCAACGAATTTTGCATCAATTCGTTTGTCGAAATTGTTCGAGTAAAATAATCGCGAGCTTGTTGTACCAACACTTTTTGGGCATCGGCATTTTCGGCAACAATCATACACGCCATACGCGAAAGACGGAAGATATTGACCTTACGGAATGAGCCGCTTCCAATCCTTACCATATCAACCGCTTGGTTGAAATGGTCGTCTACATTCATTCCTTTTTCACCTGCCACCTTGATAGCCTTGTCTATGACTCTTTGGAATTTCCAATAAGCCGAATAGCCCATAGCAGCGCACAGGTCGCGAGAACTCCAGTATTCGTTTCCGCCCTCATCCTGACGGCGTATATTGTCGAATGATGGACGCATTTCGGGGATGTTGTCTATCTCTGCCATAGTGTAATTATTCAACCAGTCCCAATTCTTTCAAATAGCCTTCTATTTCCTTATCCAGTTCGGCTCGCTTGGCTTCCAATTCCTTTATTTCAGCCATGACTGCTTTGATGTCAATAGGCTCTTCTTCCTCAAAAGTATCGACATAGCGAGGAATATTCAAATTATAGTCATTTTCGGCAACCTCCTGCAACGTAGCAAGATGACTGTACTTTTCAATTTCCTTGCGGTCACGATAGGTTTCTACAATCTTCTGTATATGCTGAGGGCGGAGTTTGTTCTGGGTCTTGACCTTTTCAAACTCTTTGCTGGCATCAATGAACAAGATATTATCGTCTTCCTTACGGCATTTCTTCAATACGAGAATACAGGTCGGAATACTTGTACCATAGAATATATTGGCTGGCAAACCGATAATAGCATCGATATAGTTTTTCTTCTCTATCAGGAAGCGGCGTATAACACCCTCTGCATTCCCTCGAAACAGAACTCCGTGCGGAGCAACGCAAGCCATCGTACCACCTTCATTGAGGTGATGAACCATATGCAGAATAAAAGCATAGTCGGCTGTTTTCTTAGGTGCAAGTCGTCCTGCTTTACTGAAACGGTCGTCGTTGTTGAATTTGTCGGCAGCACTCCATTCGGCAGAGAACGGAGGATTTGCAACCACTGCATCGAACTGCATATCATCGAATGCGTCCCATTCAAGCGTATCGCCATTCTCTATTTTGAAGCTGCTGAATCGGATACCGTGCAGCAACATATTCATTCGGGCAAGGTTGTAAGTAGTCGGATTTTTCTCCTGTCCATAGATATATGCCGCCTTACCGATACTTGCTGCACGGAGCAATAGTGAACCACTACCGCAAGTAGGGTCGTAAACATTACGCAAACGGTTATGCCCAAGAGTAACAATCTCCGCCAATATGCGGCTGACCTCTTGCGGAGTATAGAACTCACCGGCTTTCTTGCCTGCGCCGGCTGCAAACTGGCTAATCATATATTCGTAAGCATCGCCCAAAATATCAATTTCTTGCGAGGCCTCTACACCAAAGTCAATATCGTCCAATGCAAGAAGCACATTGCTGACGAGCGTGTTTTTATCATCTGCTGTTTTTCCCAATTTAGGCGAAGCCAAATCAATGTCCGAGAACAATCCGCCAAAATCCTCTTCACTATCCTGTCCCAAAGTGCTGTCTTCTATACGCTTCAACGAGCGTTCCAACATAGGAAGAACATTTTCTTTCCGCTTGATAGCCTCAATTACGGACGAAAACAAGAACTTCGGTTCAATGAAGTAGCCTATATTTTCCAAGCACTGGTTCTTAACCTCTTCCTGCAATTCCGGTGCATCCGAATCGGTCATTTCCCATAATTCCTTGAATGTAACTTCATCATCATCCAACGCACTGTTAGCGTATGTTTCTATCTTCTCCGACAGGTATTTGTAGAAAATGAATCCCAAGGTAAAATACATAAAATCGCTTGCCGACATATTGCCACGCAAACGGTTTGCGACCTCCCAAAGCTGGTCACGGAGTTTCTGTTGCAGTTCTTCGCTCATATCTTTATTGCTCTATATTATCTTGTTTACATCACTTTCCGGCAATGGTATATTGCTCTCTATTATACTTCTCAGGTCATCTAGCACTTTCCCTTTATATGAGAAATATTTTGCCCCTTGATATGCACCCGATGTATTCCGTTTCTCTTCCGGCATAAACGTACCGACAAAAGGGGACAATTTATAAATACGACCTTCGTATTCAACGGAATCATCGCTTGCCACCTTGACTTCCGTATCCGTAGGAATAAAGGTAACGCATTCCCCTATTTTAATACCGACCATGCTGAATTTGAAACGACCTCGCTTTACGGTTCGCTTCTGCACGACAGGCAATGAATCTTTTTCGTTATGGCAAACCGGTTTATTATCTACATAGACCGTAACAACCGCATCATCAATCATCTTGGCTATGTCATTGAATATATCCAAAGCTATTTGTGGCGGCACATTGAAAAACTCCCGATTCTGACGAATACGCAAATCCGTCAACCGATCAATAGTCTTGTGTACATGCTTTTCAACATCGTTATATTTGACCGTCTGAATGGTTGCATAAATCTCAAAAGGCAACGGAACAGCCGTGTTGTCAAGTTCCTTGGAACGTATATCTACAGGCCGCGCACTTTTACCGATCTTGACCCAATCCTCACGAAAACTTGGATTAGTCAAGATATACACATATCCGGGTTCATTTGTCTTTACCATATCAGTATTTCTTTTAATCCCAACTGAAAGTGCGTATGATATTACGCAATCTGTCTAAAATCCTCGTCAACGCCTTTCTCGTCTTTATCAATCCGAGATGCTTCTCTTTCAATGCTTTTTGTATGATTTCCGGCTGCTCTTTTTGCAGGTAGTCATATTCTTTGAGGAAGTGATTCAATACCGATGACGATATTTCCTCTTCCTCAGCCAATGAGTTGACGGCATTTTCTCGCTCAACGGCAATATAGTGGTTCAACCGTTCTTCCAAATCGCTTGTACCGTCAGCTTTGTCTCGCTGAATCATGAAGTTTTCCTTATCGTCATCCACATTCTTTTGAATGAAACCATCGATAAGTTTGGCTTTGCTGCGCATTTCTGCGTCTTTAATCATCGTATCAATGATATTCTGACGGCGTTCTGCGTAATCGGCACTATATGGGTCAAGTTCTGCAATGAGTTCAAGGATATATGCCACATTGATAATGTCGCTATGTAGGAGTTCAAGGCAGAAATCCACATCACCGAAGTCTCCGTCATCCGGAACATCTGTATCATCATCCGGTTTGGGTGACGGTGCTGGATCAACGAGTGCAAAAGTATCATGGATATCAAGATACTTACTCCTGAAATCCATAAACTGCTGTTCCGTCATGCCGAGATCATCAGCTTCTTCGCTATAATCCTCATATATTTGAATCTCTGCGTGTTTACGGATAATATCACGAAATGCCAAAACAAACTCTTTCTTAGCCGTTTCGCTCTGCAAAAGGTCTATGCAGTTTGTGTCCGGGTATTTCTTCAGAAAATCGGATGCAAGTTCCTTGTATTCCTGTTTGATTTCTTCAAACGGAGGTCGCACTATTTCTTCCGGATTGTTGCTGTTACTGAATAATTTGATAGCAGCATCCACATTGCTCTTCAAATCACGGAAACATACAATCTTTCCGAAGCGTTTCTTTTCGTTCAGCACACGGTTCGTCCGGCTAAATGCCTGCAACAAGCCGTGGTATTCCATGTTCTTATCTACATAGAGCGTATTAAGTTTCTTGCTGTCAAAACCGGTAAGGAACATTCCGACAACAAGGCAAAGATCAAGCGGCTTCATATCGGCTCGCTTCTTTTTCATGCGCAGGTTGATGTCATCGTAATATGCACGGAAGTTCTCAGTCGTAAACGATGTGCCGAACATTTCGTTATAGTCATCCATGATGGCTTGCAGCTCATCGACTTCGCCTGCACTGTCATTCAGATAAGAACCTGTACCCATTCCTGTCAGTTCATCATCCTGACTTCCATTGGCTGCATAGGTAAATACTGCACCTATACGAATCTTAGGATTCAGTTCCTTGAATATCTTGTAATAACGGATAAGCATCGGCACTGACTGCACGGCAAACAGCGCATCGAACTCTCCGTCAAATGTTGACTTATTGAAATTATTAAGGATGAATTGGGCTATTTCCGTCATGCGATTGGTACTGCCGTTCTGCACCTCCTCACTGCCATGATAGTATTCCACAAGAAAACCGAGAACATTCTCATCAGCAATGGCATCCTTAATCAGATAGCGATGCAGGCAGTTGCCGAACACCTCTTTGGTCGTATGACCATCAACTGCATTCTCTGTAAATATTGGAGTTCCGGTAAATCCGAATATCTGGGCATTATCGAAGAATTGCATAATCTTCTTATGACTCTCCCCGAAATGGCTACGATGGCACTCATCGAATATCATCACGATACGAGAATGGCGTATCGAATCTATTTTGCTGCTATACCATGTCTTGCTTACGGCTGCATTGAGTTTCTGAATAGTGGTAATGATAATCTTGGAGTTGCTATGCAGACGTTTTACCAACTCGTCCGTATTGTCCGTACCGTCAACGGCTCCCGGTTCAAAGGCTTCATATTCCGACTGTGTTTGTGTATCAAGGTCATGGCGGTCGACAACGAACATTACCTTATCTACATCATCTAACTCCGAAACGAGTTGCGCAGTTTTGAATGAAGTCAAAGTCTTTCCTGCCCCTGTTGTATGCCAAATATAACCGTTATCATTGGAGTTCTGCACTCGATCCAATATCTTTTCTACTGCATAGAACTGGTATGGGCGCAACACCATCAAGCATTTATCACCTTCATGTAATACGATGTACTTTCCGATAATCTTACCGAGCGTACACTTTTCCAAGAAAAACACAGCAAACTTATCCAGTTCATTGAATGGCAGGTTTGCCGCATCCGTCCAGTTGAATGTAAATTTATATCCGCCATTGGGATTATTGGCGAAATAACGAGTGTTCACACCATTGGAGATGACAAACAACTGAATATAATCGAACAACCCATGAAAGGATGTCTTATGATAGCGTTGAATCTGATTGTATGCCTGTTTGAGTTCTACTCCCCGACGTTTCAATTCAATCTGAACTAAAGGGAGACCATTGATAAGAATCGTCACATCATAGCGACACTTCTTTCGTCCCTCCACCGTAATTTGGCTCGAAACCTGAAATTCGTTCTGACACCATTGGGTACGATTAAGAAACTCTACCCAAATGCGCTGTCCGTTAGCCGTATCAAGAGGATATAGGTCGCGAAGCTTCTTTGCTTTTTCAAAGCGAGTACCACCTTCCAGATAGATTAATATCTTCTCGAACTCTTCATCCGTAAATGAGTTACGGCCAACTTCCGCCAGTTGTTTCTTGTTGTGAATTTCCAACTGCCGCTTGAAATTGGCATAAAGATTATCTTCTTCGGTAATCTGAACATACTCGTAGTCCATTTGCCGAAGTGTGGCTATCAGTCCGGCTTCCAACGCCGCTTCGCTCTGTATTGACATATTCTTGCGCCCTGTTATGGTGTTATTACTTATCTATTCCGGCTTGCAGTATTCTGATACCTAATGCATTTTCTATCTTGCACAAGGTTTCTAATGACAGATTCTCGCGACCTTTCAACACCTTGGAGACATATTGCTGAGTGCAATTCATCTTCTCGGCCAACGCTCGTTGTGTCATACCAAGTTCCTCCATTCGGTTTGACATAGTTGCAGCGATAGCTTGCGAATGACACATCCACTTTTCGTCTTTATTCTCCTCCGTTCCTTCAACCAATCCTAAAACCGTGTCTATCTGTTTTTCAGCCATTGTATACATCAAAAAATACCTTTGCCTTACTCTGTAGGCAAAGGTAGTATAAATAATCGAGATGACACAACTTTCAGGTTGTTGATTGATTTTTTTTGAGCAAAGAATATTCCTATTTAATTGCTGTTATCCTTAAATCATATCTACGGCTACCAGCATCAAGAGCAACATCATACTCTTTCAGTCCTTTTTCAACTGCAATCAGATGTAATTCATCCTTATCCTTTGGGATTATATCTGGACCATAATAAATTGCATTCAAACATCCGACATCTGGAATTGATGCATAATTATTCTCATCCTCTAAGTTATAATACAGCATTCTCCATTCATGTTCATGTTCGTATTCTTTTTGGTCCTTATAAAGATAAGATCGATACCAATATAATTGATTGACTGATATCATGGAAGACAAAAAGTTCAACCAATTTTTATCTCCAACTTGCTTAAAATACTCGTAAGTATGAATATTTCCCTCATCCAATGTAACGTCAGGTCTTAATTCAGTATAAATCACAGGAAAGAGATTTACATCCATTCCCAATGAGTTATATTTAAAAATACATTTTCTAAGATCGTATTCTAATGCAAATCCCTTATACCCATCAGCATATCTATCCCACATATATTTTGACTGTACACTTTCTGTAAAACATGCTATTTTTGCACTATTTCTCGGATTTCTAAAACGCGACTCTTGCTTTTTTATCGCAGACCCAATGTTGTTACAAAAATCCATATATTCATCTGTCAATATTTTATCTATAATTTGTTCATCCGTATATCCACACTCTCTGTAGTAACATATTTGCGTTGCCTTTTCTGCCCTTATATCAGAGGATTTCTGGGTTATATGCGACAATGTTATGCGCAATGCATCCTTTAATGCCTTTTTTAAATCTTCGCGAATTTTGTCTTGATCTATATATAAATATGAATCATACTTATCCGGAAACATTCCTGCATGGCATAATGAAATAGTTCCGGATTTTAATGATTCAATAGTATAACCTTTATCGTCTATTTTACGATATCTAAAAAGTTTTTCTGGAATATTAGGAAGTATCAATTTGTAAATATTACTCCATACATCTGAAGTTGCAGCTTTATCTATATTGAACGGAATATAGGATTGCTCTATAATTTCCTGAAATTGTTTTCTAAAATCTAGCATCTTTAAGTCGTGAATTGTTATATCCTTTTATTTCATTAACTCAATAACATCTTCTGGCAACATTGCATTCCCAGCATCATCTTTCGGAGCACTCTTAAGAAACAGCACCGGAACGATGGTGTAGTTCTTGATAAATAGTAACAAATTAGCTTTACGGAGAAGTTCGCCTGTCAGTTGTTTGCCATTCTCTTGGGTTGTCCATTTGCATTCGTCAACCAGCAGATACTTTTTATCGAGCGATTCTGCCATCACATCAAATTCAACTTGTTCCGGCTTTTTGTCCTCATTGAGAAATGGGTAGCGCCTTGGTTATCGGCATTATGAAGTAACTCATACACAAAATGTGCTTTGTCTTTATAAAGATTCTGGGCGATTTCCAATGCTCCACGATACATAGGATTCTTGAAGATTGTCCAAGCCTCCCGACCTTGTTTACTGAGTACCTTGAAATATAATTCCTCCTCCTGATTCATAACTGCTCCTTGATTTTTCTGATGACGTCTTCCACCTCTTCGGTCATTATTGCACCATTTTCATGATCGCAAGTCGTGAAAAGATTTTCTCCGAGGGTATAACCTATTTCCTCGTAGAATTTTAGTTTACGCTCCCATGAAGCCTTGTATTCCGGAACGACAAGCATTCCCAGATGTTCCCAGATGATTCTATCACCCCATGGGGTTTCAAAGGAAAAGTCGGGAATGCATCGGTGGCCATTTTCTTCCAGTAGTTGCTCGTACTCAAATTCCACCCCAGCATTTACCAATTGGTTTACAATTACAACTTCTGACTTGCTACGCACAAACAGACCTTTCTTGGCTGTTCCATGAATCAGGCCCTCAACATAAGGAATATTAAGACGTTCGGCTCGAACGGAATAGTCAAATAGATTGGTATTTCGTCGCGCGAGCACTGAGGCTTGTGGTTTAGTAAATTCTCTCAACCAACCAATAGAATCTTGAACAAGCAGGACTACACGCTTCTTTGCTCTGGTAAGAGCTGTATATATCAACTCACGACTTAAAATGCGGCCGGTTTTGGGCAATACCACAAAAACCGTATCAAAATCGCTGCCCTGACTTTTATGGATTGTAATAGCGTATGCAAGCTCAATAGCAGCATCCTGGTCTTCCCCTTTATCTCCCCTGAAGCCGAAGGTTTCATGAGGTATGCCAACATACATAACATTGATATGTCCTTTATTTATAGACTTAACAAAGCCTATCTGGCCATTGGAGAGAGGATATTTTTCTTTTGATGGATAGGATTCTCGTAATATATTTTGAAGTTGAATGACTTTATCATTCTTATATATCTTCTGGGTTCCGATTTCCTGATAATCCCCTTTGCGATTGATATTATTTCCAACCCATGACTGAAGATAGGAATTCAGTTGATATGTACCCCATGCGGGATTTATTACTGGAGCAAGAATCTGAAGATTTTCGAGCGCTGCCGGATCTGACTCAAGCGATTTTAAGTCGTCAATACCTATTTTTTGCTTCAAGGATTCTGGCAGTTCGACATCGGAACAAGCGAGTTCCTTGCAAATTGCACCCCTAAGGATTTGAGGCAGATCCTTTTCATCGTTCCAGTAATAAACTGAAAGATCGCCTTTGAGATTCTTGCTTTCGATTTTCCAAAATATTTCATCGGCAAATTTCTCCGGTTTGTTTCCACTGAACCAAGAGGCCAAAGTCAAGACATCTGAATCTCCACTGGCTATTGTGCGCACAACGGTGCGGAGATAGGTAATGGCAGATTTCAGATTGGCGTCCGCGTCATCACAATTAAGATAATGGCATAAATCCGAGAAAGCCCTGCCCGGACCTATCGGAGGTAGCTGATAGGGGTCTCCGATAAGTATTATTCGGTTTATGAACTTCAGGTCAAGCGACATAATAAGCGCATGAAACGTGTCGGTAGTTAGCATCGAACATTCATCAATGATTATATTCTTAGCACGTGAGTATTTGCGCGAGTCTTCAGTTAGACGCGGTTTCATGTTTTCAAAATCGAAGGCGCCGAGACTGGCAAGAAACTGAGCTACGGTTTTTGAACTCACATTTTCGGCCATATTACTGAGCCTTACTCTCGCCTTTCCAGTGGGAGCCAGCAGCAGAACGCCTTCTGCTTTTATCTTGTCAGAACAGAGAAAGGATCTCACTACGGTAGTCTTACCGGTACCTGCGCCTCCCGTGAGAACTGAAAGGCGCTTTTTGTCCATCATTTCAAGAGCTTTGGCCTGCTGCTCAGTAGCCTGTTGACTGCGCTCGTTTGTAGGATCATAATTCTTGTCTGACATAGCGAGGGATAGCCAGTCCTCACCGGTAGGCTTCTTAACATCTCTCTTTGCTCTTTCTCGTAGCACTTTCCGAAGAAACTCCTCCATTTGATAATATTCCTTGAGTTGGATAGCAGTAGGGTTCTCATCAGGAACATAATCGAAGGATACTTCAAAAAACTGGCGATGTGTGAGAAGTATGTTTTTCGGGAGGCGAGCTTTGTCTTCTTCCGTCATTATGTCGCGCAGATAGTCCTCCATCTCTTTTATTGACACAAGGGTATCACCATCTGTTAGAACGGAATAAAGCCTTTCAACGACTAATGATCTAAGGCGTCGAGTATCCAAAATGGACTCCGCTGCGAACGGAGGCACTGGAACATTATCACCCTGAATTGTTGGGTCGGGGAAGGCTCCAAGATCAATTGTACGCGTTGAAACTTTCTCTATAAAATTCCGAGCGCACCATTCGCTGATGAGGTATGGATTGCTTAGTATATCAGACTCTACATCATCTATAAAATGCTCAATAACATCGGATTCAAGTTCAAATCTGGATAAAGTGATAAGACGCTCACGTACATTACTTGTTTGGCCCTCCCAACTTATTCGATACGTAGGAAGAGACGAGTTGTAAACAGCACTATCAACTTTGATTTCCTTATTTAGCAACTTTTCAAAATGCCCCCAGGGATTGTCTTTCGGTCCACATCCTTTTTTTCGCAGGTCGCTTTCAATCAGATTGCCATAATCTATTCCCAGCGCTTTAAGTGCTGAAGCGAATGAAGGGAAGGGAGTGATTTGTTTCTTGACATGCTCAATACGGGCATCAATCCACCTGAGTTGACATTGCCATCCCTCGATTGAGCCAGCCAAGCCATGTCGAATTACTGCCTCCAACGAACGCCGAGCAGCTTCAAGAATCAATAGCATTGAATGATTGCTTATAAAATCACAACCATATGATAGTTCATCAAATATCTTTCCGCTACTGTCAAATTTATCCAGCGATAATTTGATCTCATCAAGAGCCTGTATCTTTGACAGACCCTTCCCTTGGAATATATTCTCATCCAACTCCAGATATTCTTTATAGGGGAGAATGAAGCCGCGAGATTCTTTCAGGTCTGGGCGAATGGAATGAGAGAACATTATCTCCCATAAGGGATATGTATAATCGGCAGTTGTTTCGTAGTCTTGAACACCACAATTTTTTACTATATCCCCCATTCCCACAATCATTCGTAAACCTTCATCGTCAATCGGATTGCCTTTCTTACAATAAAAGACGCATATCGATTCCTCGGTTATCTCTGAGCTGAACCATTTAAGCACATCATACAATCGCTCAGGATTATAAACCCAAGCCGAACCGAAAGGTGCACTTTCGGCAGGGCGAAATTCAGGATGCTCCTTGCTAAGGTCTTTCTGTGCATCCATATTCAAGTAACGGAATGGTATTCCAAGAGCTGAATAAGCTGGTATCATTACTTTTGTAGGTAATAACTTAGAATGTGGATTGTCTGAATTCCAAGCATATATGTGAATAAATTCACGCTCATAAGCCTTGTAATTCATGAATCCCCCATTCTCTCCAGCACAAGCAGGACGTTCTTTTGTAGTTAATTTAGACCAGTCGATTCCACACGACAACTGCTCACAATCTACTTTTGAGTTGACAATATTAGGTAGTTGTTTACAGAATGTATTACAACGAGGATTTGCACATACATGCGAATTCCAACCATTGTCGTGCCAAGGTACTCGAACAGATATATGTTTCATTTTTTTAATCTTTTTACAATGTTAAATTATTGTTATGCAAAATCATTATTACAATTATAAACTCATCTAACTGAAACTACTCCATCTTACATCGCTCATCCAACACTCCGGCAAACATATCCATCTCTCTCTTGGAAATCCCCAATCGTGTTGCCAATTCTCGCCATCCTTTTATAGCTTCAGTTACCTCAACAACAATCTTTTCTGCTGTTGTACGGTTTAGCATATAGTCTTCGCAAGCATCCAGCAAAATACCCAGTTCTGCCTTATTGGAGGTTGATGAGACAAGCAGACTCTGATACTCATTCAAAGTAGGGTTCATGTCATATGCAGGAGAAAGCGTCCAACCTTTTGCAGTCAAAAGAAAACCATGATTACGGAAATGATCATCGCTATTACCAATGCAGATATTGAAAGCCACACGGCGATAGAGTTCCTGCAGATTCTCTTCCACATTCGTGCAGTTCTGGATTATGAAATCGACTATATCCAGATAACCATGCCCTGTAGTTGCATTGTCACCGTCATTGAGTCCCAATAAAGTCATTGCAGAAGCAAAGTGAATCCGTTTCCCCTCTTGGGTTCTGTCGAAGCGTTGAGAAAGCAACGTGTGATATTTCTTTCCTGTTGCCAGCACTTTGGTCTTTGCGGCATTTATACCGGCTTTTGCAGCAAGAAGGTGACTGAAATGCTCCCAAAGTCCGGCATCATAATCATCCTTGCGAGAAGGGAACTTGGCTATATAAAGCGTTTTATCCGTGTCTATCACACTGGCTTTAGGTCTTGCACCTCCCAATGAAGAACCGGGCTGCACGAGTTGGGCAACCCATTTCCTGTCAGGCAGGACATTCCCCTCTTCACTTTTCTCAATTTCCGCACTGGCCGCAATCAACTCCCTTATATCCGCCAGAGGTGGGATTTTCAACAACTCACTTACATTTATAAATCCTCCGTCTTTTAACTCCTTGAAACGGAAAGCACCCATTCGGGAAAAGTCATCGATACCAGTCAAAAAATCGAAAGAAGATAGTCTCCGTACCGGTCGCCCCTCTTCCATCGCAGCAATCTGCTCACGTCGCAACAACAGCGTTCGTCCCCAACGATCCGGCAAAGCATCCGAGAAACATCCGAATATATCTTTCTCCGGTTGCGTATATTGCTGTCCCGGATAATTATTGAGGTCATCACTCAGAAATAAATCTCCGTGTTTCTTCAGCCATTCATCGCTGAAGGTAAAGCAATAGCTGTCCGAGCCACGAAGAGATTCATAGCCTAACTCGCCAACGAGTTCTGTCTCGTTGAGCCAGTCAAAATCGGCATAAACATATAACATCTTCATCGTTTACTCCTTTTTTGAGGCACGTTCCCTTGTCTTCAAACTCAAATCCTGCAAGGCTTTTCCCAATTTATCTTCTTTGGCTAGCCACAGAATATCATCGTCCAGTTGCAGAGCATAGAGCACTCGCAAATAAATTCCGATTGCCACAGTCGGCGCACCTTTCTCTATTCGGGACACAGTCAACGGAGAACAGGTGGCACGTTCTGCCACCTGAGCTACGCTCAAATTCCTGCGCAAGCGAGCCAGTTTAATCTGCTCTCCCACAACTGACATTTTCTGCTCCAACTTTCGGGGCAACTTGGTTCCCATTGTATTCTTTGTCATATTAACTCATCATATAATATGCAAAGATACTACTTTATATCTATTTAATGATGTATTGCGGACGCAAAAATCACAAATTCAAAAGATACGACTATTAAATACTGATTTTGCTACCAAAATAGAGATTTCAAAGAAGCAGACTTCTACCTTTATCTATGATTATTTCCAAGATAAAAGCCAGCTTCTTCAATTTAAGCATCACTCGATGGGCTTCACCAATTCTTCATCCTGCCATTCCGCAAGAGAAACAATCGCATTGTATTGCTCCAAAGTCAAATCCGATTCACTATCGTCTGAGCATTCGTATTCCCACGGCAGTTCGTAAACAGTACCTTCTTCCTGATAACCCATATAGTTATGGTACGTATTAGGAATTAACCGCACATAATCTTCTTCGCGCAGAATCCTCAAAAGTTTCTCGGCATCACGAATCAATAATGGCACTCCGACCTTATATAGAGCAGTGGCAACCTCAATGGCCAGCTCGACATTTGCCGAGTAGCTATTAGAAACAACTATCATCCAACCCTGCTGTGGCACCTTCGATGCAATGATGTTCAAGCGCGAAAACCCCAACTCGCCATAGTGGTCTGTTGCAAACCGTATAAAATCCTCCGGGCTGTCAATGTCATAGAGTTTATCTACATCTACGAATTTCACTCGTTTGTAATAGACTACATCTCGCAGTTCTTCCGGGATATTCGGTTGTTCTTCGTAGAGACGGTTTCCAATACTTCGCTTCCGGTAGTATGCCTCATAAGCCTCGTTAGCGATACGATAATATGTGCAATATTGCCGAATGGTCATAGTCTTCAGATGAAGTGCGGAATGTTCCTTCGCAGAATCCTCCAAAGCCTTTATCGCTGTTTCCCGATCTTCCACATTAATCTTAAAGCTCGGAGCTATCCTATTGAGTTCCTTTCGTGCAATCCGCCCAATCCGTTGCTGGCACGGCAGATTGTGCGCCACATAGTCGTTGAACCCATCAGGATTTGCAACAATAACATCAACCAGCCTCTGCAAATAGCAGAAAAGTCGGGCAAGGGAATCCTGATACCATCCGTCATCTGATTCTCCGTCGGCACAAGAGGAGCGATTTGTTATGACGAAATGCGCATGTTTTCGGTCTGTAATGCGAATCGACCGGAACTCTTCGTATTTATAAGAGGTAACATGAAACCACTGCGTTTCCGTTGGATTGAACGCAAGCCAGTCCGCAAGGAAGGCTTCTTTGCTTTGATACTCTCCCGAAGCAATCAGTTCCTCGACATCACCCCATTCCTCTGGAGTGGGTCGCGGTACCACAATGTAGAAGCCACGGTATTCATCATCCCCCATTACGGTAAGTTGCTCGAACTGATGCTGAATTTCAACTAGACGTTCCAGCATATTGCCGCTAACTGTGATTTCACAATGACGCATTTCACCCATTGCTTCTATATGCGAAGCGTTCAAGCCAACCTCATTTGCCAAATCAATAAAGAGTTTTCTATCTATTATTCTTTCATCCATTGCTTAATGCTCATTAAATTTCAACATGCTTTTTCGGATCAAACCCATTCACAATGTGCTCATTCGCAAAAATATATCCCATCTGATTACAGATTACTTTTGTACTACCAATCTCTGTGTCTATATTGGTATGTGAATGTCCATAAATCCAAATATCTATCCGACTGTTGGCAATCCAATCACCATATTCGCTAGCAAATGCACTATTCAGTACGGAGTTCTTGTGCTGTGGATCAATCACCTCCAAAGTAGGCAAATGATGAGTAACCACCACAATATGACCAGCCGTGCTCTCTTCGACACTTTTCCGGATAAAATCAATACAGGTCTCATGCATCCGATTGAATTCCTCTACCTGTAGCAATTTTCCGTCAAATTTGATTTGGCGAAAGTCATTCATACCTTTCCACACGAAATACTCGTCATTCGGGTTAATCCGTGACCATAGCGTACTCAGGACAAAATCGGTATCATCGATACGGATTACCTGATTCTGATAGAACCCTACATTCTCACGGAACATCCACTTCCATTGTAGCCCTCGTTCCATCACGTCCGAATAATTATAGTATTCGTGATTGCCGGGAACAATCAGAACCTGCCTGTAATTATCCGAAGCCCATTTCCAGAATTTCATCATAGGAGCTATTCTATCCCTAAGATAGAATATATCTCCAGCCAAAACCAGCACGTCACCGGTAACAGGTAATTCATTATGCTTTAAATATCTGCTGTTCTCCCTGAACTCCAGATGTAAATCGCTCATGTATTGTATCTTCATTGCTCTTTCATTTTTAATTGTTCAACTTGTTTTTCAATAATTATCTTCATCTGTGCAAATGAAACCGGCATAAAGTTGTTGTTTTCAACACCTACGTCATATTGTGTAGGATAGAGATACTGAAGCCGGGCTGCATCAATTCCAGTGTTATTCTTCCTCGTATGCACATGGCCGAACAGTTGCCATACATCTTTATAGCCGCCATCAAAGCACAGAAACGGATAGTGATTCAAATATATCTTCTGTTTATCCACTTCTATATGCATCTGCATGGTCACATGCTCAAACCTATCGACATACCCCTGCCTCAAGTTCTTTAAATCATGGTTGCCGAGAATCAGATATATCTTGCCATTCAATCTATCAAGAATTTTAGTCCATTCAGCTGAACCGCCCAGACAGAAATCACCCAAGTGAAAAACAGTATCATCCAAGCCAACTGTATTATTCCAATTGGAGATAATCGTTTCATTCATCATTTCCACATCCTCAAAAGGTCTGTTGCAGAAACGAATGATATTTCCGTGATAAAAGTGGGTATCAGATGTAAAAAATACCTTACTGCCATCAAATTTATAATTCATTTCTTCTCAATTTATGTGCATCGCTGCACGTTAATAATCTGTTTGTCAATCACCCATCAGACGGAAATGACAGAAAAGCATCGTAAGATAACTGTCACAAATGGGTATAAAAACAAAATAGTTGGAAAGTTCGGTAAAGACTCTCCAACTATTCAGTTTATATTTTCAATCAGGGGTAGAATAAACTACACCATGCTATGTTCTTCGTTGGAAAGTATTTATAATACAAGGTTCAATGCCAAAGACATGAACACACAGTACAGATTCAGGGCGTTTGTTACCCCAAATTGTGACCTTCGATAATATGTTCATGCTATTTCTTTGCATTGTTAGTTTTTATATCGTTTCAAACTCAGCGCAAAATTAGCAAATAAATTCCATATCACACATCGCTTTCTGAGAAAATCCACGTAACCTTTTGCCTATATGCCGCATAATAAAAACTGAACCTATGCAATTAATACACAGATTCAGTTCCTTATCATTTAGCTCACTCCATTGATTCCCGAATAATCCGCCGAGTCTCTTTCTTATACTCCTTGCGGTCATATTCGAATCCCCTGCACATCCAACAGCTACACGGAGTACCTGTTGTTTTGTAAACTTGTGCCCATTTCTCTTTTGCCAATTCAAACCAACGGGGATGCTCATAATAGCTTCCATCCTCACGAATGATGCAATGACCATAAGCGGCATAAAGAATCATGCGAGCCTTAAACACACGAGCCATTTGTTGGCGTCTCCAAAATTTGTTTCTTTTGTCCATCGTCTCTTTCTATTAAAGTTAGGATGAACGATGATGTTACTTTGGTGAGACTTAATATATCCATAGAATTATACTTTTAATAATCAAATTATTGCAGCTGTATATCATTCTTAATCTTCCATCTGATTAGAGAGAATCTTCATCATCCTCTTCCTCAAAACCTTCTGATGCATTTGCTATCAGTGCCTTCCCTATTTCCAATTGTAGGTATTTCGGAAGACGAAGCAGTTTTGCCATAAGATGGCTATAAGTGAACTCTACTTTAGTGTCGAGTATTGGTTCTTCTTCTATGCTCGTATCAATTTTCTTAACAGCATCAGCATCTTTAATAAAGTCGGAAAAGTCTGGCTTCTCCATCCAATTTTCTATCATACCGTCATGTTTGATTCTTAAACGGATATAATCCCCACAATCATCCGCCTCCGGAATTAAGCCATTAGGTACATAATCGGTAATTTTACATATTACCTTTTTATCTTTATCAAGCAAGAAATAGGTTCCGCTATCACATACCTTAGCTTGAAGATATAAAGTTCCATATTCTGGTTTCCAATCAAGAAGTTTATGAACTTTCAAGTCAATTATGCCAGACCACATCCCTTTAGAAACCAAAGGATACTTGTTTTCATATAGCTCACCAAGCCAATCATCTGTATAGCTACACATTTCCTCATTGTATGGGAAGTATATCACCAGATAGTGAGCCACCTCATTCAAATTCTGTTCTTCAATTCCAACTAATATCTGTTTTGCCATAATCAAAATTTTTAAATAGTAGTCAACAGACTCACATCAACATCAGGAATGATAACGTCCGCAAGCCTGTCTTCGACAAGGAATCCCATATACAACGGAATGGTGAGTATATCTCCCTCACGTCCTACATTATATTGCCCCAACTTGATTGCATTCTTGACATGATACACATCCTTATTTTTAAGAATGGTAGCCATACTTTTTGCCTTACCGGTCTTAGCCTTGACTTCAAGGATGACGCATTCGCCTTTGAACCTTACCAAGAAGTCCAGTTCAAGCCCACTGTCCTTATGGAAATAGTATAGCTTCTGTCCGGACTTACACAGGAAATCCGCCATGAGGTTCTCAAAGATAGCTCCCTTATATCCAAGAAGATTCCCCTTCAATATATCAGCCTGAGTGCCATAGTCGAGCATTGCTACAAGGACACCTATGTCAGTAGTGTACACTTTGAAACAATCTTTGATGGAATTGCCCTCCAACGGCAGTTCCGTAATCTGCGTGTTATAGCACCTACGGACTATTCCGGCATCCTCCAACCATTGAATGCTACCGATGTATTGAGAAGACCTTCCTCCCTTTTTGACTATGGAATATTGGAATTTCTTATTCTCCTTGGCTAATTGCTTCGGAATGGATTCAAAACATTCACGGATATTAGATTTGTCCGCATCATCTGCATATTTAACCATATCCTCTTCGTATCCGGCAATAAGATTACGCTGCTTCTTATATATGAGTTCGATATTCTTGGTTTCAAGGAAGCAATTCACCACTTCCGGCAGCCCTCCTACAATAACATATCTGTATAGCAGCTCCATCATTGCCTTGTGAATCCCATCGGGAACAGCCTTTTCGTTCTCAAAACATGATTTGACAGAATCGATAACAGCCTCACCGATTCCGTTTGCCCATAGAAATTCCTCAAAATCCAATGGGTACATATCAATTACGGTTTCATATCCGACAGGAACAGAATCTTGCCCGACATCCTCTTTCTTTTTCTTGCTTTGACCATAGCCTTTCACTCCTAAAAGAGAACCTGTGGCAATAACATCAAAACGTCCGTCTATATAAAATGACTTCAAGGCTGTCCTTGCTTCCTTACATTCCTGAATCTCGTCAAGGATAATGCAGGTTTTCCCTTCAATGAACCGACTGCCTTGAATCAAAGCAGAGAGGTTGAGAATGATGGTATCGACATCTATATTGCCAGTAAAGGCAGACTTCTTGTCAGGTTCAAGAATGAAGTTCATATAGACCACACTTTCATAATTCTCCCTTGCGAATTTCTGGACAATATATGCCTTCCCGCACTGGCGAATACCTTTTATCACAAGGGGCTTTCTGCCCTCGGCCTCTTTCCAATTAGCTAAATATGTTTCTATTTTCCTTTTAAGCATAACGCAATCTTATTCTTTCCGCTACAAAATTACACTTTTTCGAGCGAATAAACCAAGGTTAAATACATTTTTTCAAGCGAATAAATCGAATTTAGTTACACTTTTTCCAACGAATCATCCCTATTACACAACATTTTTTCAAGCGAATCACAGCATAAATTATCGAAACCAACTTTACTTTATCTCCGTATTCATATATACGTTCATTAAAGTAAAGCTAACAAAGGGGAGAAAAAGAGATAGCTTCGCCCAAACCAAGCCGAACCAGACCTATAGACTTTCTCTTTTGGCTGCAAAATATGAGCAATCTAAGTATGAAGATTGAGCAAAATACAACTCCAAGCAAAGCAATACTCACCTCCTACCAGGTCACAAGAAAACAACCCGGAAATCTGTGAATCTGTCTTCCATTTTGCAGCCTGAACCGGCGAAATAATCCCCGATATACCTTATCTTTGCGAAGCGGAGGTTTCGAGGCGAAAGAGAGCGATTTTCCCCATTTTCCCTCTGTTTTGAGACTGGCAACGAAGAAAAGTGTTAAATCTTCGATTTTTGACGAAAAAACAAGTAATTTTTTGAGCAGTCTATCTTTTAAGCCATAAACTACTGATAATCAATTAGCATAATATGCTGCATTCGGGAAGTGATATTTCAATACTTTGCGGCAAAAAGGATCGATCTCGCAGTTGAAGGCGTTCGTCCAGCCCGCCCACTCGGCCGCCAGATCGAACCCTCCGATTCCGCTGAAAAGAGAGGCGTGGGTCATAAGCGATCATCGGTTATTGTCCTAATTTTTCAACGATCCGCATCTCTCGTTCGGATAACTCCCATACTATAGTCTCTTTCTTCACCGCAGCTCTTTCGGCGGCAACTCTTTCGGCGGCGGTATGTGAGATTAAAAAACCGGAACCGTAAATCGATTTCCCGTGCTTTTTTTTGATCATCGAGTGCAGAGCGGTGCAGCATTTCCCGCTTGTCTATCCTTATCTCACCCTTGTTTTTCACGATGTACGCTACATCCGAAACCGTCAGCACGCAGTCCGGGTATTTGTATTTCGGCAACTCCGCTTTCGGTGCCGAGCAAATGGCGTCGATCCCCTTATATAGCACAGGATCACCTATTACGCCGGACTCGCCGAACATATTGGACAAAAAAGATGTCTTTACTTTTGCCCCGTTTTCGTAAACGATATCGGCGCCGCATACGATCCGTGTACAGTCAAGGTCAGCGCCGAACAATGTCAGATGCGGGGCAAACAGGAAAAACTTGATCCCTCGTTTCAGATAGAACCGGACAATTTGAGAGACGATCGAAAAGGGCGGGTTGTCGATCACCACGCAATTATCGGGATAGACCAAGCTCTCGTAATCACCACCCGGATAGAACGGGCGGACAACGGTCATCCCGTCGATGTCGCAATGATCGGCTACATATTGCAAAACATAGTCGTACACCGCTGGAGGTGTATAGCAGTCGTCGGTCGTTTTCTTGGGCTTGAATTTCTCAACAAATCCATCGTAATCGTCGAAAAGCCCTTTTTGCCGCTTCTTGCGATTCGTGAATATATGCTCTTCTTGATTGAATAAATCAACTACTTTCATTCTCAGCCTGCTATTTATCGGTTATCCCCGTTTCCGTCGATCACGCCGCGCTCGCGGCGGCTGGCGAGTTTGTCGAGGTTCTGCTGCATGACCTCTTCGAGCGTGAAGCCGAAGCAATCGGCAATGCCCGCGATAAACCACGCACAATCCCCGACCTCTTTCATCAGCTCGGATTTGTAACCCTCCACCTCTTGCAGATCATCCGTATTGAAGACCAAATGATCCATATCCAGCCGGCACACTCCCTTTCGGCGCCATTTGGCGATCTTGTCGGCGATTTCGCCCACCTCGGCCATCAGGCCGAAAAGCATATAGGTCGCATTCTCGCAACTCGGCAGCCGCGTACTCATCGCGCGTGTCTGATATTCGTTCGCTCTCATCCTTTATAATTCTTAAAATCAATACTATTGAAAATAGATTTGTGATTACACCAACGGGCTAATCGCTTTTGCTCCTTTGTCGGTTCGATATTGTTTTCGAAATCTCGATATGGTTGGGCAAAGGGACTTACTCCCAATCGCTTCAGAGCCTCAATGCGGACCAAACTTTCGTGTACATCCCCAATTAAAGCATAGACAAAAATTCTATATGGTTTTATGCCGCGCTTGGACAACTCCTGCACAACCTTTGTCACAGAATCTAACTGACTGATTCTGTCGCATGCAAACCGGACGTATCTTATCCACTTAACCCGCGATAGCAAGTCAAGTATATATTTATCGGCACACGCCCGGCGAGCATCCAACCCTTGATTAAAATCAACAGATATGCCCGTGCGAATTATTTCTTCGATTTGTTCCAGCCCGAAATCCGACGCCAGTACATTGTTATCCAATAATATAGCCCGACGCTTATCGCCGAGGAACTCCCGGAGCGGGGATGCCGGCCGGATGGAGCCTTCCTTGTGCGGAACGATGCACCACGGGCAACCGTTCGGGCAACCGCGTGTTAGGAATCCGAAAGCCTCATTCACACTGTAAAGCGAATAATCAGGACAGATATGTTCAATCTCGTCTGGTAATGTTATTGTATAGTCCTTATAACCTGTTCCCGCCCGTACGATCTCGCACGGGTAGTAGTCTGCACAATCAGCCGTGAAAGTGAAAACTTTAGACATATACACTCGATCGTACCTACCGAACATCGGATTGGCGAACTCAACCGAATCCCCGTGCGACTTATGCCAAGCCGAAAGTTTCATCAATGCCAAGTTCGGAAAATGATGACCATCTACATCTACTAATCCTATATTCACTCTTTGTAGTATTTTCAGTTTTTCCTGTTAAACTTCCTCTCGACCAGATCGCACAAATCCAGGTACATCGCATCGGTATTCTTCGCCTTCACCCTCTCCCGGAACCTGGCTATATCCGACAGCCAGCAGCCGCAACGGACATAAATGCCGTCTTGCAGGTTGAAAAAGTAAACCTTGCTGCCAATCCGAGAGCCGAACCCGACAAAAGCCAGGAAAGGATAATCGCCGATATATTCGCCTTTCCCTTCGAAGGAGCACTCCTCACCGAAAAAGCAATCCTCACCGAAAGAGCACCACTTGCCGAAGGAGCACCACTCGCCGAAGGAGCACTCCTCACCGAAAGAGCACTCCTCACCGAAAGAGCAATCCTCACCGAAAGAGCACTCCTTACCGAAAGAGCACCACTTGCCGAAAGAGCACTCCTCACCGAAAGAGCAATCCTCACCGAAAGAGCACCACTTGCCGAAAGAGCACTCCTTACCGAAAGAGCACCGCTCGCCGAAGGAGCACCGCTCGCCGAATATTTGTATATCACTGTAATCCCCCGAGGGGTATTGTTTGATTCCGTCGATCACCTCGAAGGCATCGAAATCCGCTTGTGTGTATTCTTTCATTTTCGTTAATCTATTAAATTCAATTCGATGATTCCGTCTATTTTACAATCCTCGATCCCGATACACTCCAACAGAGCCGGGATGCGTACAAGAGGTTTGGCCGGGTTGAAGTCGTAGCGGCCCGAAATCCGACCGTTGAGAGAGCTGATGATCCTACACAGCGACAGCACGATGTTGTAAGACCTTTGAGGAGCCTCCAACAGGATACAGCCGCTGATGGTCCGATACGCCTCGTCCGTCTTGTCGTTGTACTGCCGGGCGGCTCGGTCGTCGATCTTGCGAAGCATCGACCACGCGACGCCGTGAGCCTGCGAGACCAAAGTCTGAGCCTGCGTATAGCGGCGTTTGGTTTCATGGTGGAACAAGCCGGATGCCGTGAGTTCGGACTCAAGGTCGAGCATCGCGTAGTTCAAGCAGCCGACCAGCGTAAGCATCCGCACCGCGAGCGGCACGTACCGCTCGTCTTCCGGCCGAGGACCCCGCGCGAGCAAGCGAGTGTTCATCCAGGCCGTATGTTTAATCAACATTGCCTGGCGGTAAGAAAGGTTGGTCATATAATCAATGCGTTTTACCCATAGTGAACCACTCGGCAGAATGAAGCCAGTGATAAAATTGTCGTTTTGTCATTTATCCAAATAATTTTGAACTGCCGTTATAGCTTCATTCAGTGTGCGAACAAGTACATACTTGTTTCCAACCTGTTCAAAAGATTTCTGCCATTGTTTTTGTGCTGGGGTCTGACGACTTCCTTTTACTTGGGTCTTAAATTCCAGTCCCAGTACACCAAACCCATCTCGGGGAACAAGTAACAGTAAATCCGCCGCTCCAGCCGTCATCCCTTCAGCTTTCATGATGGCCGCCTCGGTTTTACTTCGCAATCCACCATTGGGCACGCTCGTCAAATTCAAAGCATACTCGGGGTATTGAAGCCGGAACCAACGTACAAAAGCGCGTTGGATGTTCGATTCAAGGTGTTTCATTTGCGTAAACTGTTTCCATTAAAAGCGACCCGATGGCATAGATACTTGATCCGGTCGTATATCCGATCTCCATATCGGTCCTTGATCGCTTCGCCTGTAAGGTTCGAAGATATGAACAGAAGCGTATCGGGCTTGTCCTGTGCCTTGTTGATGAGTTCTACGACCAGATTACGTCGTGTCCCGAACTCTACTCGGTCCACCTCCACGCCCATATCGTCCAGTGTGATAAACTTGCGTTTAATTACGTCGTCGATATTGACACTCTGTGACCCGCAGTCCACGACCGTTACGATCCGGTTGGCGAACTTGCGTAGCAACATCGGAATTGCGTAGCGGACCAACAGCGATTTCCCGCGTCCGCAGTTTCCGAACAGTAGTAACCCTTTTCCGTTGTTTGCCGACAGCCATTCCGCTACCTTGTCGTATTCCGGCAACCAGACAAACCGTTCGCCCATAGCTCCCAGAACTGCGGACATCGCAGTCACCAACTCTTCTTTCGCATTCGGAATACTGAAGGTGAAACGGGCGCAAGGCGTAGGATTACCTTCGATTTTCAACTGTTTCAGGATTTCATCGTAGTTCATTGTCAGAAGTCTTCATACGTTTGGCCCGGTTGGGCGTGATAGTCCGTTGCCGGATGGCGATTTGCCGAATTGTCCTGGTCATGTGGAGGGAACAGCCCCGAATAGTTGTTGGCGATCGAGAAGTCCACGATACGGCGAGCTTTGGCCGCATCGTTGCCCGAAAGCGTCAGCAGGCGTACATAGCAACGCTGTAATCCGAGCGGTCGATAGGTCTGTCCGCGTTCAGACTTGTAAGCAAGCCAATCCGCCATGATAGGCTGGAACGCAGGTTCGACAGCCGAGAGATCTATATTACGCCTGGATTTTTTCGGGAAAAAGTCGTTTAACCACGTTTGGAAATAAACATTTTTCGCAAATTGAGCGCTGCGTTGCAATTTAACATAATCTATAACCAGTCCCTCCGTCTTTTTGCAAAAGTCCTTGTAGTCATCGGTAAGCGACTTGCGCTTTCCCTTGAACTTATCCCACAACGTCACAAATTCAGTCGGAATATAATCTTCTTCCCCCTCGGGGGGATATAAGGGGGGATTATTTATATCTTCGACGTAAGGAGAAGATATAATACTTTTCTTTACTTCGCGGCAAAATTCCGGAGTATTCGGCGATTCTTCCGGAAGTTTGGCTGTTTCTTCCGGAAGAATGCGGCAAAATTCCGGTATTTCAAGATTCTTGCGTTTCGCTCGTATGCAAGTGTCAATATATCGCCTTTGGATGGCTGCCGACGTTATGATCCCACGAGAGAGCAGTTCTTTATTGAAAAGACCCACAACACCGCAGTACCGAACAATCTCCAAAACAACCGACTCCTTTAACCTGAGGTATTCAGCCACGTTGAAGGCAGTACTTTCGTCCCACGCAGCAAAACAGCCTTTTACCCGGTATATATTACATAGCAAGTAGTCGTAAACCGCAATACCGTCACAACCGAAAGCCTTAACAAGCCGCCTTATCCGAATATCCAAATATCTATCCGTATCGACGCTGTAATAGCTTAATCCGACCCTAATATTGGCCATATCATTGTATTATTTCGGTGGTTTATCAAACACTTCAATCATCTTCTTTATTTACAATTTTAAGCGTTCTTTCTCGTAACTTATCATAGTCCGAAGGTTGTCGCACTGATGCTTGCAAGATGCATTGATGCGGTCCAACCACTTTTCTAAAGCATTCAGCTCCGAAGCAGAACTGTTCACCAATTTTGTCGCCAACGATGGAGACAAACTGATAATCGTTTCTTTTTCATCGTGAAACAACCTGGCCACCGCAGCGTCACGCATTCCGACAACCTCACTCAACAATTCACCGCTGCGAGCGTAGTAAACACCCAGCTGGTCCAAACGCTCTATCATGGCTTCGATATTGGGATTATTCATACATTCAAGAGCCATCTGAATATTCCGAGCTTCCTTCCGTATTTGTTCGATTCTTTGCATGGCGTTTAATTATTTTTTTATACAGGATTCTACCCATACGGATAGCATTTAGTCCTCGGATAGTCGAGGCATCGCAAAACTCCAGGTCACGCAGAATACGTACTATTTGCCGAATCTCCCAAGACTTGATTTCATAACCGATCATGGGATTCCGAATATTAGAATGGAAGATCATCTACCCTAGCTGCCAAAGGCATATCCGCGATATTCTCCACTGTAACCGGTGCCGAAGTGAAGTTTATGGCCTTACCCCGGCCGATATAAACACGAGGTGCTTTCGCCTCTCTCTCCTCTTTAGTCTGACGCATAAATACCGAATGGGTATTTTCGTAGGAATCCGGTTCCCGGAACTGCGAAACGCATACGGCGATATACTTCTTGCCATTATTGGCAACTTTGATCTGGTCGCGGGGAATATCCGAAACGCAAATCGATACATTGATAAGTTGTGACATAGCTACGGTTGTTTTTTGAATGTTGTTTTGATACTCGTTTTACTACTTCGAACGGGCGGGTAAAGCATCTCACCCGTTTCGGGATCGGCAAGCCCGGAAACAGGCAGTTGTCGAAGCATTGTTTCTCGCTCTTTAATGTCAGCTTTCAAGGATTCAAGAGTTGCGTACATATCATATAACTTACTGTCACCGCAATCCGCATAATCGTATTTGACACCGACCTCGGCTTCTTCCAACCGGCAATCCCCGAATTGGTGCGATTTCCCGTATTGGGATAATTCGCGGAGTGTGATGTCCCGGATCTCTTCATTATCCTTGAACGCCTTGATTGCCGCTTCCATCCTGCTGATATTGATATGGGCCGTTATCGGGTCAATATCCCCGTTTACGACAGCCCTGACCGCCCGAGAGGTCAATTCACTGACCGAGGCCGTTTCACAGAGCAATAATGAATTATTTTCCATGCCGAGCCATCTTATAAGAATTGAACAAAGCCGCATAACGTTTAAGCACGTCAGTATCGGCGTCATAAGATTTCAGAAGACGTGCGGCAATATCGAAATCTGCCGCATAGCCTGAAGCGGTCCATAAGTCATACCCCCAATTAAGCAGACAATCGCACTTGATCGGATCGTCAAGCATATCTGTCGTAATCCGATGCTTTGTCCGGGGCGTATCGGGCCGGGCCGAAGCGAGAGGGTCCGGAGCAGCTGCCGCGCATTTTGCTGACATATTGCGCGATTTACCCTTGAATACATCGGCACCAATCCCGAGCCAGGACCCGATCTTTGTCAAAGCATCGGTTGTAGCCCCCTTGTGGGCATCACCCAAATCTGAGTTATCGTTACCTCCATAACATTCATAATAGATACCATATTCAGGTATCTCGAACGTTACCTTGACAACCACCATCTTATTGTCACGGGCAACCTGTTCGGAGCGGACACGCCAGCTACCTACTCCGAATACGTCATTCAGACGCTCGGTAACGTAGATCGCTTTGATCGTGGACAGGTAGTTCTTTGTCGGATGCGGCGATATTGCCTCTGAAGGCAGCGGCCGATCCAGTAATCTTTTCTGTTCTTCGGATATTTTACGCAGTTCCATATTCTCAATCTCTATCGGTTATCACTCGTGATGCGAACTTTTTAGAATCGCTATACCGCATCATATATTTGGTTTCCTTGCGTATCTCGGCAGCCGAGAGTTGCCTATTCCAAGAACCCGAGGCAACAATGTTTTGCGGGCGGTTGATTTCGTAAATCTCGATTCTCGTTTTCATGTCAGCTATTTTAACAATTCATTCAGTTTCTCCATCACCCGGGGAACCTCCTCGTCCGTGGCCGTACACCAGGCGCTCGCTATGCTCGTTTCCTCCCGTATCGGGACGTCGATCCATTCCGTCATTCCCATCGAATGCACCGCGCCCTGCCGCTCGGTTTCCACCGTATAGCGTCCCTGCACCGCAACGCCGTGATATTCTATCTGAAAGTCGAAAGATTCCATAGGCCCTGCAACTGTCCTTCGGGTGATGTAATCGGCGATGCGTTTGGCGAAAGTCCGAATCTCCTGATCGGTCAGATGAATTGTCGTTTGCGGCCGGTTGAAACGGGTGCTCTCGAAGAAGTAATACTCTTCCGAGGGTTCTTTCCGAGTGGACGGCGGCATTTGAGCCGTGTCGGTGACGTAGTAGGAAGTATTCATCGCTGTTCGAAAATTTCATTCAACAGATAGCGGGTGATCCGCATACGCCGGGGACCGGACAGCGCCCAGCCGAACACCAGGCAAACAGGAACGGAAACTACTACGAGTGTAATTAAGTGTGCCATACTCTTACCGAATTTCGACCCGATAGACACGGGGTCGGTTTTGGAGTTTATGTGCCCGGCGGCGGGACTTGTCGATTGTCCGGCGCACCTTGCTCTTGAGGCGGTACCACGCACGCCAGAGGCGGCCCGCAAGCGTGCCCCACAGACTTTTGACTGTGCTTTCGGAAAAGAAGGTTTGCATGTTGGTAAAGATTTACTTGTGGATGATATTTGCTGTTATTCTGCTGCTTCGACAAACTCGCCGCCTTTCAGTTGATAGAAAACATCCTCCTTGAGCGATTTCCCATCGATCTGTGCAGACCTTACGCACACTGGTTTCAGATCCTCGCCATATTCAGCGAGGGTAATCCAGCTACCTTTCTTTGCCTTTATTTTTGAATCTATACCTATGGCTGCTACAACAGCATTGTTACCTTCGCTTTCGATCTTTGCGAGGTCGCCCGAGGAGCCGATCTTTGCGTCGTCGCCCGAGGAGCCGATCTTTGCGAGGTCGCCCGAGGAGCCGATCTGTGCGCCGTCGCCCGAGGAGCCGATCTTTGCGCCGTAGCCCGAGGAGCCGATCTGTGCGAGGTCGCCCGAGGAGCCGATCTTTGCGCCGTAGCCCGAGGAGCCGATCTTTGCGAGGTCGCCCGAGGAGCCGATCTGTGCGAGGTCGCCCGAGGAGCCGATCTGTGCGAGGTCGCCCGAGGAGCCGATCTTTGCGAGGTAGCCCGAGGAGCCGATCTTTGCGAGGTAGCCCGAGGAGCCGATCTGTGCGCCGTAGCCCGAGGAGCCGATCTGTGCGTCGTCGCCCGAATTAACATTGTCGGTCGGACCCTCTTTGATGCACTTCTCGTAAATGAAATCTATACCAGCTTTAATGAATCCTTTGAAATCGAGTTTTGCCCCGATGTGAATCTTTGTCGTCGCCGTTTTATCCGAGTCGGAATGACATCGCCCCAAAGCTGTTACATGATGCACAGGGATGAACTTGCATTCATCATCCAGCATATCACGATAGCTAAGGACAGAGAACGGTGATTCGCAGAAATGAAAGCCTCGATTACAAACTTTCAACTCAACATCCTCTTCGTAAGTCTTGCCCTCCTCGAATTTGAAGCCCAGGCAGGTCATATCTGCATTGAACCCTTTAAATCCATCGATATGTTTTTCTTCGCCGAACTCTTGCGGAAGCACCACGTTATCGCCGAACGAGACGCTTTTGAATACTTCCACAATCTCTTCGACCGAGAATCCAGCGATGCCGCATCCGATCTTGGTTACATAGAAAACCTTATCGGTATTGTACCGTGTATAGTCTGCGAATCTCCGTACCGATCGCGTCAATTCCTCGGTAGACACCTTGTCCATCTGTTCATCGAGCGTAGGGATAGCGTAGGACTGGCCCTGTAAGCCCTCGCCGTGCCCCATGATCGCGCCGAACTTCTCGACCGCGACACGAGCTGCGCCGCCAACGTGGTTACCGGCCTTATTACTGCCGAATACAAAGACCTCGTTCTGTTTTAATTTGGAAATGTTCTCTGGGGTAAATACTTTGTTTGACATTGCACGTAAATTGTTTTGATTAAAATTTGCACCCTGTCGTCATCGAAGACCACGACTGAATCGCAGGGTATATCGCTACCGGCTCCCCGAATTGCTCCGGATCGTCGCCTGCTTTTTGGTATTGATCGGCCTAATATCCGCCCTTCTGCGCCAAGTCGCTCGCCGGGTTTTACATCCCTTCGGATGGTTCTCGTATTTCAATGAACCGCTTATTCGTTCCAGCCTTTCTGCCTTGCGGCCGGGGTTTATGGCAGGCTTTAGGACCCCTACGGCTTCCGTGCCGTCCTTTGGTGCCCGCATCGGGACATTCAACCCGATACGGACTTTGAAAATCCGCGCCCGGAAATGGCAAACTCAACTAATCTCAACTCTTAACTTTACTCGAATGAAAGAACGTTGGGCGCGGATAGTGCTCGGTTGATCCACTACCAGGGCCGACCAGTACAGCATAGAAGTACATATTAGTCACTGGTTCGGTAGTAGCCTATCTGTCATTTTATTTGCAGTTAGCACTTTTGGCGATACGCGCAGCTGCAACGGCCCGTCTGTCCTCCGGCAAAGTCGTACGGGATTCGATCCAAGCAAGAAGCTCCTTTTTGGAAAACACCGTGCGGCGTCCAATTTTCTTAAATGGGATCTTTTTTAGAAAAACCCAATTATAAATCGTCGAACGGGTGGTCGGGATACCTTGCTCCGCAATAAACCGCACGGCTTCTTCAACGGACAAATTGTCGATTTCTACCGGTTCATTCTTACGCCTGAAATCGGCGAGCTTCGGCAAAATCGCCGCCACTTCGTCAGCGACAATAGAGCGCAATTCTGCGGGAGTGGTAATAATAATTGGCTCGTTCATAATACTTTATATTGATTAGGGAGTGCGGCCAGATTCGAACTGGCAAACATTCCACGTCTGGAATGCCTTTCAATCGGTTAGCTTCTGTTTGAACATCTGCGCTCTTCAGGGTGTACTGTCCATTAAGCGCATCGTGAGTACACTTGGTCTTTACCACTAATCGATTCGTAATACCATTCTACCACGCACTCTTTGTCGTTATTTGTCCTCCTTCAACGAATGTACCTCGGCCTTACGGAAGGCGTCGCGCTTCGTTGTGCGCACCGTCTCGGGCGATATGTAAAGCATATCCGCGATCTCTTCATCGCCCATCCCCTCCATATAGAGTTTCATCACTTCCTTCTGCCGCTCGGTCAATCGGGTATCGAACTCGGGGCTGCATATAATGCCGGCATACTTGCATTCGCCTTTGATCGGACAACTCACATCCTCAAAGGTGAAGCGCCCCATCCCGTCGATGTCCTGCCTGTTGTCCAACCGTCCGAAATTGCAGCGAATAAAACGGTGGCAGATCAGGAACCGGTAGTAGTTCACGTTTGCACGGCTCTTGCGGTAAATCTCGGCGAGAGCCTTGAATGCTTTCGGATATTCGGTCTCGATGCGGGTAAACAATGCCCCTGTCAGCATCTTGTCTTCGGGCTGGTAAGTATGGACGCCTTCGGTATCGCGTACCATTACCCCTCCCTCGGGATCGTTGAAAAACTCTATATTGCGGATCGTTTGCATATGATGTATTAGTACCGATTCAACCATTCTAATTCCGTCCCGACCCAATAACTGCCGCTCGTACATTTATACGCATGATAAAACCGGGCATCAGTACCGAGTGTTGCGATATATCGTTCTGCCGCACATTTCGTCTTGTGAAATCTTTGAATACGTTTCATATTATCTATCTGTTGTAAAATTCCACGGGAAAGAGGTTGTCGGCGGTATAGCTGCTATCACCGGAATGACGGCGGATGATCTTGGCAAGTTCTCGTCGCTTCAGCATATCAGGCCGGACGTTGCCTACGCGGTAGTTCCATAATTGAGTGTCGCTTCGAATACCGATAGCCTGCTTGCAAGTATCACAAAGTCGCTTGCGTTCTTCAAGGTTAGTGATACTTTGAACATACCGTTCGAAGGGTAAAAGCAATGCTACAGCATTGTTACCTCTTGATTTTTCGCTATTTGTAATTAAATTTGTCATACAATAATTGAATTACAATGCAAATATACTAAAATATTTTAGCACAACAATAAAATATCAAAGTATTCTATATTGGAAATATTTATACTTATATGTAGTATTATAAAAATATCGCGACATGAATGAAGATTTGAAACATAAAGCCATAAACCTACTTAAAGAATTGGGCTATACGGCATATCGTATATCGCAGGACACGGGATTATCCCAATCGATTATAGGTCAATGGTTAAGTGGCAAGGTAGAGCCGAGTGAAGCAAATGCTAAATACATACTACTATATTATAGTAATCGCGAACCCTCTATTTCAAGTATGGAAGATCAAAAATTCATCTCGTTTTTCGAGAAAAGAGATCGGCAATACGAAATAATATTGACCCAAAATTCAGAAATCATCCGTCAAAACGGAGAAATACTACAACGCGTGCTCAAATATATAGACGATAATAATTCAAAATAAACCAACTCTATGGACTTTAAAGACGAACTTCTAATCCTTGCTGAGCGCGTCGGCAAACTCAAAGACAATGTAAAGACGGAGGAGGCAACAAAGACCTCATTTGTCCTCCCGTTCTTGCAAGCACTCGGCTACGATATTTTCAATCCGGAAGAGGTTACACCCGAATGTATTTGCGACTATGGAACGAAGAAAGGCGAAAAAATCGACTATACCGTATGTATGGACGGCGAGCCGATCATGCTAATTGAGTGTAAACATTGGTCGGCTGACTTAAGCAAATACAAGGCGCAACTATTCCGCTACTACCATGTATCGCAGGCCAAATTTGGAGTACTAACGAATGGAATCAACTATCAGTTCTATACAGATCTGGACACTCCTAACAAAATGGACGATAAGCCGTTCTTTGAGATAGATATGCTTAACTTAAAGGATAGCCATATTGAGAAGTTGAAGCAATTCCGACATGACCAGTATAATACGTATATGATACTCAATTCCGCCACAGAAATGAAGTACATAAATGCGCTTCGGTCATTGATTGTCAAGGAAAGTAGTAATCCATCCGATTTATTTGTGAAATTTATGACTAAACAGGTTTATGACGGAGTGGTAACAAAGAACATCATTGACGAGTTCCGTCCGATGATTCAACGGGCATTTCAACAGTACACGAATGACTATATAAACGAAAGGCTTAAATCTGCCATTACGCCTGACGTTCCGTCGGTCGAGGTGTCCTCAAATGTCTCCACGGAGAAATCGGTTGCAAATGAAGAGGATATGCAAGATGGAAATAAGATAGTGACCACTGATGAAGAACTTATGGGATTCTACATCGTGCGAGCTATTCTCTGTAATACCGTTGATCTTGATCGGGTCGTAGATCGGGATGCGCAGTCATATTTCGCTATCCTTTTCGATGATAACAATCGAAAGCCTATTTGTCGCTTGCATTTCAACGGAGGGAAAAAGTATGTTGAAACGTTTGACGAGGAAAAGAAAGGAACAAAACATTTAATTACAGCACTTACTGACATTTACAAACTATCGGACCAACTCATATCAACCGTTAAATTTTATCTGAAATAAAGGAAGCCCCAAATCCGGCGGGAGAGGCCCGGCCCGCCGAAAATAGAACGTGGAACTAACTAAACAGCATATTGCATCTGGAAACCTTACTGCGGAAAGAAGATATAAAGGTCGCCGATAAACTGATGGAAGACCTTAATGTTCGTTACGATAGGCTGTTTGCGTCGATTTCAGGCGTTTCTACAGGCTTTCCGGCTGCTCCGACAGATCTAGGGGTCAAAAATCCCCCCCCCCATAAAATTGGAGCTAAAATAATGTATATCAATGAATTACAAAAATATATTGTAATTCAGACACCTGATAATAAGCATTCAAAGAAGAGTTAAAAAATAGGAGCCGATGCAAATTTCAGATTGAATTACTATTCAATGAACCTTATGATAGCCAAACTACAAAAAGGAGACATTAACATTGCCGACGTTTTTCTAAATGAATTATCAAGAAATCCGGCCTATTTTAATATGGATGCCGTCAAAACATTAATCCCAAATGAAGAACAACGGATGCGAATACTGCGCGTTCTTGAAGATCATATGGTCATTGAAATAAAAGGGGGTGGAATATGGTTAAAAGCTGCGGCTAATTTATCAGTGTGTAAAGACCAGGGAGGATGTGCAGTCATCTATAACGAACAACGCAAACAAGAAGAACGGGATAATTTAGAACTTCGCAATTTAAAAATAAGTAGGCGCGAAGCGCATTGGGCTATTGCATTAGCTATCATATCTATTTGCGCCTCTCAATTTTGGGGACACACTATTTTTGAATGGACTTGGATTGCAATGCAAAAAATCAGTAAATTACTTTTTTAATCTGTCTTGATTCAATATTCTACACAGAACATTGTTTAATCCAGTATAAGTATCACCTGTCAATTCAATATTAGTTCTGCCCCAAAAACGAACAAGATAGATCAAATACACAATCAACGCAATAATCACGAATAGCAAAATATAAATCCAAATCATAGCTTCAGCGTTTTTACAAACCTCGGAACTTTCGGCACAACTTCAAAAAAATAGGCTCATTATTTTGCGGGGGGGGGAATTTTGTAACTTTGCAGCATCTAACCAATACAATTTATGTTATGAAAAAATTTTTACTTTTGATGGCTGTTATTTGTGCAGTTACTTTTATGGGGTGCGAAAAGGATGAGCAAGAATCGTTCAAGTTCGACATTGAGAATCTTTATGGCACATGGCAGGGAATTGCCATACAAAGTAACGGCGAATGGATAGATATAACCCAACCGCCACACACAAATCTTGCATTCTCTGTTGTATTTTATGAAAATGGTACATATTCGGGAAGCGGGTATTTTGGCAACGGTTCAGGAACATACAAAGCTGAAGGGGATATGATATATACTTATATAGACGGGGAAGAATTATACAGATACAAAGTACATTCTATCTCAAACGGAATTGCCGAAGTGTCTATGGGTGTAGCAGGAGATAATATAACACTGGAAATAAAACTTCAAAAAAAGTAATCAGATAGGATATATGTTTCAAAACAAAGGCGAGAATAAATCTCGCCTTTGTTATTCCCTACAAAATCATTATATTTGCATTGCTAAATCAAAATGCGATACAAACATATCCAACCATATTGGGTATTTTGTATCTATACATACAGTTAAATTTAACTGCGTCGAGTTCGGTAGCGGAAACGCCCGACGGCTTGCATTTTGAGCCGAGCAACTCGTAACGCAGTTTTTTATTGCTAAATCAAAATGAAAAAGCGCATCGAACGCATGGGCCGCATCGAAGCGGCAATTAACCCCATGTACTGCGTCCCCAAACGCAGCGACCTATCGTTAATCGGATCGGCTTTCGAGGCCGCAGGTTTCCGTTGTGTCCGGATCCGCACCGAATGCGAGGCCGAGCACCGCACAAAAGGTGGTGATCCCCGTCGGCACGGGATGCTGGTTCTCGACGGTGACCGAGTGATATTGGAGGTATTGCGGTCGAGACCGACTAAAAAAGATAATCAACTCACAATCCCGCCTCAATCATGAACCGAGAAAATGACATATCGAACCGTACCCTATTTTTGATTCGGTCGGTTTGAAATGATAAACAGAAAGCCGAGTTCCCTCGGCTTTTTACATTCTCGCATCATATATCTTTTCTACATTCAGCTCCGTTCCGGTCAATGTAAAATATATATTCTGGAGCTGGTGCAGATACTTTATGGGCACATCCACATTGCAATCGTCGATTTCGTCTTCCACCTGCCAACAGAACCCTTCTTTTTTAGGAGATAAGCATATCACACGGGGGATGATATAGTAGTCAAATCGTTGGTAACAGTCGCTAAATTCTTTCTCAAAGCCGCATTTTTCCAATAACGTTGGAGTCAAACGTATAGGCCTAACATCTCATAATACTACTTTATCTAAAATCTCATGATAAAATCCGGCTTCCTTAATTAGCATCTCACCATGAAATAACGTCATGTCTGCACGCGTAATTTCTGCAATATACCCAATTCGCTCAAGATGGGGGTTATACACTAAATTGCCTATTCGAAATGATCGAATATTCAGAGACGGTTCCATATTACATTTCATATTCTAAAACGCATCGAATTCGATGCGTTTATTACTTTAGTTTCATTTGTGTTTTTAAGTTGAGAACTATTTATTCCTCCTCGTTTGAGGTGTCGCATGTAATCGGTTTCGTCGATTTTACCGCTGAAGTAAGGTGCGCTGTTTCGGGTGGCGGATTGTCGGGCAACGTTCCGAGGTATTGCCGAGCGTTGAGGGGTGATACGACAGAGTGTCCGAGTTGGCTTTCGAGTTGTTGTCGGGCAACTTTAGCTACTGTACCGCCCCGTTTGGCGACGTTGGCGTTGGCCTTGAAACCTATTGGATTTTCGTTTCGGGAAAGTTCGGTAGCAGAGGCCTCGGCCAATGAGTTCAACAGCAGTTCGACATTGGTCATATTATCCCGCAGGTTCTCCTTTTTCAACCCCTTGTAACGTTTGTAGGCTTTCGTGGTACGTCCGGCCCACTCCTTCGTGATAATGTCCGTAAGGGTGGCATATTGCGTTCCATCAACGCCCCCGCGTTTCCACTCGTCAGTGAGAAGTTTACGTACTTCGATACTTTTCAAGCGTTGGTTAATCCATGTATCCGAATATCCAAGGCGTTTATAATCGGCTACGGCCTGCTCAATAGATAACTCAGGGTCTTGCATTTGGTCGAGGCGGTCGCTTGCCACCTGCGCCATCCATTGCTTGAAAGGCTCGGCTTTCTGTGACGGAATCGACTGGATAATCCGCAGGACGGTTTTCACATCTCCGGCCAGCGTCTTGCGCATCACTCCCGTTTCTGACCTCATGGCTATCTGGGGACAATTTGTCCCCACGAACGAGGCGAGCGCTTCATCCCGCTTGCGCATCTTCTTGAAATAATCGGTCGGATTCACGGTGTCCGTCAGAGCGGAGATCACGTCGAGAACGGAAAAATACCACGTCTCCGTCCGCTCGTCCCAAACGGTGCGCACCTTGCGGTCCTCGAACAACTGTATGGCCTGCTTTTGTGTCATAGGAATGTAGTTTTATTTATTCCTTTTCTTTTACCTCCAGCACCGTCCCGCACTTCGGGCAGGTGATTGTGTTCGTCGGGTACGTTGCTACTCTTCCGCCTTTTGCTCCGCTTGTTGGAATCCAATTTTGCGGGCGGGTTTGCGTGCCTGCGGTATCTTGACCGACAACGCCGCAATAGCGTTGTAGATATTATCAAGCTCCTTGCGCATATCTTCCGACAGATCGCTGACCGCCTCGGCATTGTCGGCGTCCACCCGCTCCAGTAACGCCAGTTTCGCCCGAATTTCGGCCAACTCGGCCGTTACTGTCGTCGTGGTCGTGATGTAGTTCCGCATCGCTACGAAAGCACGCATAATAGCGATACTTACTTGTATGGCAACGGAGCTTTTCAAAACAGCCGATAACATAGAAACGCCTTGCTCGGTAAACGCATAGGGGTTGCGGCGTAAACCCATCGTGATGGAATTGGTTATCACAATTTGTGATTTCCAATTTTCAGTTTCGGCATCTGTCAGTTGAAACATGAAATCGGGCGGAAAGCGTTCGATATTACGCTTTACCGCTTGATTGAGAGCGCTTGTTGTTACTTGGTACAATTCCGCCAAATCACGGTCCAGCATCACCCGCTGGCCCCGTATTTCGTAAATCTTGCTTTGGATAGGTTGTAGTTCCATGGGTAGGTATCGTTGAGGTTATTCTGCCTTGATGGTTATCGACTTCCCGCAATGCGGGCACGTGATTGCTCCCTCTTTCGAAGCGGCGAAAAGTTCCGGCACTTCAACACCCAAAATATCGGCTATTTCTTGCAATCGTTTTAACGGCGGATTTCCGTTGTCACCAATTGCAATACTTAACCCCGTTTCAGTCATTCCGAGACGCGCCGCCAACTCTTTTGCGGTCATTCCTCGTTCCTTCAATAATTCTTTAACTCTCATTTTGACGTATTATTTGCCACAAATATATTGATATTCATATAAACAGCAAAAAATTTTAGTGTCAATTAAATTTTTATCTCAAAATATTTGCATTATATCAAAATATCATTTATATTTGCACCAAAAAATCAAAACAACAATTAAACAATACGGCCATGAAACTCTTAACTAAAGCAATTGAGAAGCAGTTGGCAAAGTACCCCATTTATTCACAAGATGGCAAAGGCGGCAAGGCACAGGTCATCTGCAAGTTCTTCAACCCCTGCGGCAGTCAGACGTGGTACATTCTCGAAGGCGAGAAGCAAGACGACGACTACATTCTCTTCGCATTGTTAGACAATATGGGCGAGCGAGAATATGGTTATGTGTCACTGAATGAACTTCAACGCGTTAGAACTCGCCCCTTTGGTCTTGGCATCGAAAGAGATATGTATTTCACACCTTGCAAAGTCAGCGAAATCAACTAATTGATTTATTGAATAAACGTCTAAAACAATAGAACTATGAACGCATTTGCATTTAAAGTGATCGACGCAATCAATCGTGATGGTATGGACAATGGCAGCTGGGGTCTTGTCAAAGACGTAGATAATACTGTCGCCTATTTCGGCACCAGAGAAGAAATCGAACTGAAAGGCCAGTGGGCGTACATCTATGCAGAGAAAGACGATACACTGTCTTTGCAACTCGAAAAAATCGAACCTACGAGAGTTCTGCACGTTGAAGATTGTGAACTGCTGCTCTACTACCTCGACGAATAAAGCCGTTCGGGCGGCTATAAACAGACCTCAGGCCCGAAGCGTGGCGGCACCTGCCGCCGGTGGTAAAAATGAAAGATATGAAAGACATAAAAATTGGCGACCCGGTGAGATTCGGACGCAATACTGGTGAATATCGAGGACAGTTCGATAAACTGAATATCGCAATGGTACTCGTTGGCAATAGGCTGTATTATGTTACATTTGAAAAAATTGAAAAGCTATGAAGACAAGAAAATCCTTCAAGGTGAACAGAGAGGCTGCGATCAAAATCGCAATGAACACAAACGGCATATCACGAGAGATCGCCAAGAAATACACAGACAGCGAGTTGAAAGAGTGCTTGCGACTACTCAAACTAAAAACCAACTTTTAACCTATATAACAATGAAACGAACCGACCTTTCCATCATCATGCGCACGGCGTGGCAGATGTGCCGCGCGACGGGTGTAACCTTTGCTGAGTGTCTGCATAAGGCATGGCAGGTGTTCAAATTGAAGATAAAGATGCGCGCGGGCATCGTGCAGTTCTTCTACCTCAAATCGAGTACGGGTGAATTGCGACAGGCATTCGGTACGCTTAAGGACGACTTATGCCCCGAAACAAAAGGTGACGACCGTAAGCCTAACAAACACCTCGTAACCTATTACGATACGGTTGCCGAGGGCTGGCGGTCATTCAGAATGTTCAACTTTGTAAAAGTTATATAATATATGAAACCAACGATGTACGTAGAAAAACGCAGCGATTTGACATTACTCAAAAAGGCATTCGAATTGACGGACGCGACATGTCACCGCACGCGGCTGAAGTGTGGGTGTAAAGCCTACAAAGGTGCAGACAACAATCGCGACAGCCTATTGATCGTCAAATATGACGCAGTAGTGCTTGAGATTATCCGCTGCAAAGGGTGTGTGAAGAAAAGACCTTAAAAATTGCAGCTCTCAATAAAAAATCGTATTTTTAATAAATAATTCAATAGTAAGATTTGCATAATGTGCCGAACGTGTCCACTTTTGCATCGAACAGATATATGCGGGGTAGTGCAGAGGTTACCACGGCGGGTTAGTGTCCCGCAGGCGCAAGTTCGATTCTTGCCCCCGCTACTAATGAAATTTACGGCTATGAAAATTTTAACGCTTATCATCAAACAAAAATGGTTCGACGCCATTTTGTCGGGTGAAAAAACGGTCGAGACCCGCGAAGTACGCCCGACCAACACGAAATACATTTCATACCGAGACAACAACACAGGCAAAGTCTACAAGAAAGACAGTGACGTGCCCGAATCGGCGTGGGACAGCGAGAAGGGCGTTGATACGGTTATCAACCACTACGATGCCATACAGTTCTGGGTAGGTTACGAAAAGAATCGCCCCGGCGCGCTGGTCGAAGTCAAAGGCGTCGAGCTGGTAGATGTTTGCGACGAAGAGACGAAAGAGCCGATTGTGTACGAGCACAACGGTAACGAATATACCATGACCGAGATCGACTACCACCTCGGCAAGGTAATCGAGAAAATGAATTGTTAAACCCTTAAAATCATTGCTGCACTCGAAGACGAAGACAAAAAACAGCAACTCAGCTTGACGCGCAATACAGCCGTATAACGAGTGAATTGCGACGCCGCACGCCTAATCCTGCTGTAGGATTAAGTAGCCTCGCAAATATGGGTGGCCGAAATGGTGTTATTGCGAATAGGTATGCAAGGGCGACCAGTGCATATACAAGAGCTAGGCAATCTGCCGCCCGAGGCCTTTCCGTAGGTTAAATCATATTGTCAAACTTCTAAAATTCAAGCTGCACTCGAAATTCAGTAAGAAATCGAATCAATCGGACGACAGGCGCTAGCCGTGTTCGTTATCGTGCAGTAGGCGGTCGTGCGACGAATCGTGCCGGTCGTGCACGCGACATTCGCGCCGCCTTTGGCATGGCAACAGGTTAATCATGACCCCGATAGACCATGCAAACGAAGTGATTGCCTCTGTCCGTCAAAAAACGGACAGGGCGATCCTTTTTTATTCATGTGGCAAAGACAGCGAGGTATTGCTCGACCTAATGGCTCCGCACTTCAAAGAGATCGTTTGCGTGTTCATGTATTTCGTCAAGGGCCTCGACCACATTGACAACTATTTGCGAGCAGTCAAAGCTCGTTATGCCAATGTTACCATACTGCAAGTCCCCCATTGGACGTTGACGCGTGTTTTGCGTTGTGGGCTATACTGCATTCCTAACCCCAATGTAAAGCTGTTATCGTTGAAAGACGTTGATGAATCCGTCCGGATGAAGACGGGAATATCTTACTCTTTCTATGGAATGAAGCAGTCGGACGGAATGAATCGCTGTCTTATGTTGCGCGGATACGAGAACGAAGCTATAAGCAATACGAACAAGGTATATCCTCTATCCAAGTGGAAGAAATCGGACGTCATGGCCTACATCAAGGCAAAGAAACTGCCTGAACCCATATCCTACAACAAGAACAAATCGCAAGGTCTGACGTTTTTGCCGGAGGTATTCGATTACCTCCGCCGGCATTATCCGCAAGACCTCGAAAAGATTTACAAAGTATTCCCCTTATCCCGAAATATATTACTGCGATATGACGAAGAGAAAAGAGCAGCAGCCCAAATACAAGCAAAGTGAAACGGTCGTAATCAAGCGATCACAAATCAACTTTGCTCCATACAATCCACGCAAAGAAGACCCTGAAGTCATCAAGAAGCTCAAAAAGAACTTTAAAACTGTCGGCTATCTGGGCGGTATCGTATGGAATCAGTTGTCATCTTATCTGGTTTCAGGGCACAAGCGCGTACAGACGCTTGACATCATCAACAATTACGACGGGACACCTGAAACGGATTATGAGATCAAGGTAGAAGCTGTAGAGTTAGACGACAAGACAGAGCGCGAACAAAATATCTTCATGAACTCGCCCTCCGCAATGGGAGAATTCGACATGGAGAAAATAAAAGTACTTGTACCGGAAATAGACTATAAAGCCGCTGGCCTTTCTGAAGCAGACATGAACATATACGGTATATCCGTCATGCAGGACGAAATAAGTTCAGAACTGTCTGATACGTTAGGTGATTTCGAAGAGATACAACGACCGTTTGAGGAACGCAAGGCCGCGGTAAAGGAGATGAAAGAACAGATTCGTCAACAGGCAGAGCAAAAAGCGGAAGACATCGAATCCTATGTAATGCTCAACTTTAAGTCTTATAGGGCGAAATCATCATTCATGCTTCGGTTCGGGTTCAGGCCAGACGACAAAATAATCCCCGGCGAAATGTTCTCGGATATGGTTGAACGGGTCGAATAACGACAAAAACGACAGTATAAAAAATGGCAATGCCCTCCAAAAAACCGAAATTAGATACCTTTCGCAAGGTTGCAAATGCTTGCGGCGGTATTTTGTCAGACATAGCTGCTAATTTAGGTGTAGAGCGTAGCACAATTTACACATGGTGCAATGATGATGAGCAATTCGCCCAAGCCCTCGAAGATTCCCGTGAACGGTTCGTTGATTTGGCCGAAAGCAACCTGCGTAAATTGGTTGCCGGCGTTCCGGCCATCGAAAAGGACGAGAATGGCGAAAAGAGATTTGCCGGTTGGATCGAACGTCCCTCCGAAACAGCGATCATTTTCACTCTCAAAACACGCGGAAAAAAACGGGGATATGTAGAACGTCAAGAGGTTACAGGAGCAGATGGTGCCGAACTTATTCCACCTCGCACTCTCTCTCCCGAAGAGGCAAGACAATATGGGTTAAAACTTAACGAAGAGTATTAACGCACTACTCCGATTCGCGACATAGACATAGAGCGTACCTTCTGTCTTTCCGGTATGCTGAATTTCACCCGTTACATGTTCAAGCATAAGACGGGGATGCGGTTTATTGTCGGCGATCATCATCGCAAAATATGCGAAGCTCTTGACAAAGTCGTCCGTGGCGAAATAAAGCGTCTTATTATCAATATTGCGCCACGATATGGCAAGACCGAACTTGTCTCTAAGAACTTCATCGCCTACGGGCTGGCGTTAAACCCCCGCAGTAAGTTCATACACCTATCATACTCCGATGATCTTGTTCTCGACAACTCGAAAGAGATCAATGAAACGGTACAATCAGACTACTACCAGCGGCTTTTCCCTGAAGTAGTCGTCGAAAGCAAGAATGCTAAAAAGTGGTATACATCCGTCGGAGGCGGACTGTATGCAGTAAGTGCAGCAGGACAGGTTACAGGATTTGGTGCAGGTCAAGTAAATGATCCGTATAGGGAGCGGCGCGAAATGGGTGATTTTATTCCTGCGTGGGAAAGCGATTTTGCGGGAGCTATTGTTATCGACGACCCGATCAAACCGGAAGATGCACTATCCGAAACGATCCGCGAGCGGGTGAACAATCGCTTTGAATCGACTATCCGCAACCGCGTGAACTCGCGCAATACGCCTATCATAATCATTATGCAACGGCTCCATGAGCACGATCTATGCGGCTATCTTCAGGAGATCGAGCCGGAGGAATGGACGGTACTTTCGTTGCCCTGCATCTGGCATGACGAAAACGGACAGGAACAGCCTCTCTGGGAATTTAAGCATACGCTGGAGGAACTGCACAAAATCGAGAGATCGAACTCATTTGTCTTTGAAACGCAATATATGCAGAACCCGAAGCCGCTGGAAGGTTTGATGTATGGAGAGTTTAAGACATACGACATAATTCCATATGCAGCATCTATGAAGCGAAAGAACTACACGGATACCGCTGATACCGGCAGTGACTATCTGTGTTCTATTTGCTATACGGAAACTCCCATCGGCAATTTCGTGACGGACATTTTATATACACAGAAACCGATGGAATATACCGAGCCGGCAACAGCCGAGATGCTGTCCCGAAACAAGACGGAGATCTGCTACGTCGAGAGCAACAATGGCGGCAGGTCTTTCGGGCGCAATGTTGAGGCGCAGTGCCGAATAATCGGTAACAACTTTACATCGTTCAACCCATTTACGCAGACCGCCAACAAAAGGGTGCGTATTTTCACGCGATCGAATGAAGTGCAAAACCTTATTTATTTTCCGACCGGATGGGAGCACAAATGGCCGGAGTTCGCCTCGCATGTCAAATCATACCGTAAGCAGCAGGAGTTCAACAGCCATGACGACGCCGAAGATGCCCTGACCGGAGTAATCGAAAAGCGGGGGTATTTCAACAATGAAGAAGATTTAGACAAAGAGGATTTAGGAATTTGGTAAAAAGTACGGATATGGGATTTATAGACAACCTACTCAATGCGATACGCAATAAATATCTGAATGCAACCGGTGCAGAACGTGATCTGCTTACGCTTATCAAGGACAAAGACATTACACAGGCTCAAACACTTATGCAGAATCGCGATACGGAGGTTTTGCAGGCGATTCAGGAATATAACCCCGAACTCCACCGTATTATGCGAAAGGCCGATAAGATGCGGAAAGGCCAGGAGCCTTATCGTACCGAGAAGTTGCCTCGTGCACGACAGAAGTACATCAATGAGGTGGAACTATTCTTTCTGCTCGGGAATCCGATACGATGGAAGAAGGTGAACAACGAAGGTTCGGACGAGGCTTTCGAAGCATATAATCAATTTTTGCAAGATACACGATTCAACGTTTCCATGCGTAAAGCAAAACGCATTGCGGGAGCAGAAACTGAATGTGCCAAGCTCTACCACATCTATCGGGACGAGAATTTCCAACCGCAGGTAAAAGTTGTGGTAATTTGCAAGTCGAAAGGATACACCCTACGTCCATTATTCGACCTATACGAGAACCTCATTGCATTCGGGTATGGGTACTACCTTAAAGAGGGGACATCAACTATCGAGCATTTCGATATTCAAACACCTGATACGATCTACCGATGCAAACGAGGATCTCTTAATTGGGAGGTTATTGCAACTCCCAATCCAACCGGAAAAATCAATGTTATCTACTACCGACAGGATAAAGCGTGGGGAGGCCTCAACCCCCGCATAGACCGCGAGGAGGATATAGACAGCAAAATATCCGACACAAATAACTATTTCGCAGACCCTATCGCCGCAGCAACGGGCGATGTCGTAGATTTTTTGAAAGGTCGAGCCGACAAGCCCGGGAAAATGATTCGGATGACCGGAGCGGATTCAAAATTCGAGTACATCAATCCACCGACCTCTTCCGAGACGCAGCAACGGGAAAAGGAAGACCTCGCGCAGTCCATCTTGTTCGACACTTTCACGCCCGAGTTTACACCCGAGAAAATGGCTGGGCTGGGAACTTTGTCGGGCGAAGCGATCAAACGCGCGATGGTACTGGGATATATCAAGCGCGAAAATAATAAAGAGATATACGACATAGCCGTAGATAGGGAGAAAAATCTTATTCTCGCTATTATGATGAATGTAACCCATATTCATTTGCGTCCTGATTTGGCTGCGCTCAAAATAGAACACGAATTTGCCGAACCGTTCAATGAAGATGTCACCGCACGTTGGGCGGCTATAGGCCGTGCTGTGCAGGATGGCGTTATGTCGCTGGAAAAGGGCGTTGAACTAATGGGAACGGCCGATGATGTTACCGCTGAAATCGAGCGAATAAAGCAAGCGAAGGCAGAGGCATCTATGAACAATATTATAGAGCCAACATTCTAATTCGAAACGATGCCCGGATTGAATTTGAAAGCCGCCCAATGGGAGCAACAGCATAAAACGCATGTCGAAGAATATCTACGACAGATAGAGGCTTTGTATGATGTGGCCTCGGATGAATTGATTCGACTGGGAATGGGATATAAATATCAACCCAATACGGGGCGATTGTTCGCCTTCTCATCAAACAAAAGCCGTAGTAAACAAGCCGATGCCTCGTTATCTTCATTCCGAAATAAGTTGTCCACTATAATTACAGCGGGGATCACTTCGGAATGGTTTTTTGCCAACGACAAGAACGATTCATGGGTAAAACAACTATTCGACAATCCGAAAAAAGGATGGATGCTTCACAATCTCGGTGCACTTGAGGCATTTCAACGTAGAACAACTTACGGGCATAATTTATCCGAAAGAGTTTGGAGTATCGCCAAGCAGTTCGAACGGCACATAGAATTATCCTTATCTATAGGTATCAGCGAAGGCCGAAGCGCTGCCGATATAAGCCGTGATGTACGCGTCTATCTGAATGAGCCGGACAAACTATTTCGACGTGTCCGAAATGCGTTCGGCAATCTTACCCTGTCGAAAGTGGCGCAGGCTTATCACCCTGGGCAAGGCGTTTACCGGTCATCTTATCAGAATGCTATGCGTATGGCTCGCACCGAAATAAACAGCGCTTATCGTGAAGCCGACAGTATCCGCTGGCAACAACTTGATTTTATTGTCGGATATGAGGTAAAAACATCAAAATCGCACGTACAGTGGCTGGCAAAGTTCTGGTATCCGCGCTTCAAAAAAGGGCGTGCGCCGCTGGAAATATGTGACGCAATGGAGGGAAAATATCCGAAATCTTTCAAATTCATCGGGTGGCACCCGAACTGCAAGTGCTATGCAGTGCCAATTATAGCCAACGAGGGCACGGATAGGGATTTTTGGGAGGAACCGCTGAATGAGGTCAAGGATGTGCCCGACAACTTCAAACGATGGGTCGAGGACAACACCGAAAGAATCGAAAAGGCGAAGAATTTGCCGTATTTCATAGGGGAAAACAAAAAACACTTCAATGATTCGCTGTTCATCAATCGCGATGCCGTATAACTCTTGGCAAAAGCGCAGTACGTAGGGAATAAGTTGCAAGGTGTTGCATAAGGAGTTGAGGCAAAGTATGAGGCATCGTGCACGCCTATAAACTACAAAAGCAAGAATAGCATCGTTCGCAAGGTGAAACAGGAAAGGCAAAATCTATTAACACCAGGTTTCATCGTCCATTTGGCGGACATTCTCTCCGTCACTGTAAGCACTGTTCCAAAATGAAACACCCTTTGTCCGGCGAAATAGTGCGTCGGTTAGGCGTGAGGTTGTTGCTATTCACCACATCCAAGAGGAGAAATGCAGTAAAAACGGAATGACCGACGGAAATAAGATGTGCCCCGCCGATCATTCCAACTAAAATAACACGATATGACAAAGGTACTGCACTGCGGCGCATTATGCAAATAATCGTATTAAAAATTCGTCAGTAATGCAGCATTTTTCTCTCGTTCCTCTCGCTCGAAGCTGGCAAGGTAGTTTTCCGTCGTCTTCAGATCTTGGTGGCCGAGGCTTTCCGATATGTAGGCGATATTCGCCCCGGCACGCTTCAACACCGTAGCGAACGAATGACGCGCCGTATAGGTCGATATGTTCCCAATTTCGAGCTGCTCCCCGATCATCCGCATCCGTTTATTGATTAACCCGGTAGCGGCTATTGTTTTAGCGTGGCTCTGCACCGCATCCTCCGACCCGTCGAGAATTGGGAAAATAAAGTTATTCGGTGCTGGAGTATTACCCCAGCGGTCGATAATAGCTTGCATCTGGGGAACTACCGCGACCCGGATTTCCTTACGGGTCTTAGTCGTGCGCTCGGTCTTTTGACGCACGAAACAGATTTCACCGTCCACAATATCACGATACCGCAATTTCACGAAATCGGCGACGTTGATCCCGTTACACAAGTAGAGGAACAGCCAATAATCCCGGTATTTGGCCGTTGCTTCGTTCCCATCCTCATAGCGGGCGATCTGCCCGATCTGCTCCAGCGTTAAAGCCAATTTACGGCCCTCACCGGCCTGTATTTCATATTTCCCTCGGCCGAACGGGTATTGCGCGGGTTTAATCGCATCGCATCGACAAGCATCGTTCAATATGGCTCGTAAATGGCGCATGTGTATTCCGATCGTTGTACGGCTCTTACCTTCTCCGAGTAGAAAGCGCTCATAACGTCTTACCCAATCCACCGTTATAGATTCAAGAGCAATACGATCCCCGGCAAACCGCTCCAATCCCTGTATAACAACATTATAAACCAGCATTGACCCGATACGATCCTGCTCTTTTAATTCCGCTATTTTAGCCGCAAATGCACGGTTAAGAGTATCAACCCCCGAACGTTTCAATCGCTTGTTGAGGCTATCGAATGAAAAAATACCGTCGCGTGCCAATTCCTCAACAACCCCACGAACAATTTGGTAACTGCTTTCTATATCTTTACGAACGGCCACAAGGGCGCGAACCTTCGTTGTAGTCAGACCTTCCCACTCATCCAAGGTAAGGTCTTTGCCCGTCGGATAATAGCGACGATCCCGGCGATAGGTTACACGAATTTTTACGGGGCACTTTCCGTTCTTTTTCGGATGACTCGTATCTATTATGGGCGCAACTGTTATTCCGTCTTTTGAATAGTTCATTTGATAGGATAATTATTATTTCAACACACAATTTCGACACAAAAATACAAAAACAAACAAAAATAGATAAAAATAAACAAAATAAAATCGCCACATTTGGAAGCTTAAAACATTGATTTTCATATAAAAATTCAAACAACACATAATTATTCAAAAATATAATTATGGGACTGAAAATCCTTGCACCGCCGTGGGCTGAATTATCCTCCGCAGTCGGATAATTTCGGGGTTCTTTAATCGGAGATTAGACTATGAATGAATCATTAAACTAAAAGAATAAGAAGAATGAAAAAGAAGAGCAAGTACGGGAGAAATCCCAAGTTGAACCCGAAGACACACTGCGTGATGGTGCGCTTCGATGATGAGGAATGGAACAAGTTTCTCACGATGTACGAGGAATCAGAGGTGTACGCTAAAGCCGTCTTTCTCAAGGCACACTTCTTCGGGCAGAAGTTCAAGGTACTGAAGGTGGACAAGACGATGGTGGACTACACGACTAAACTGTCGGACTTTCACGCCCAGTTCCGTGCCATTGGTACGAACTACAATCAGGTAGTCAAAGAGCTACGCTGCCATTTTTCGGAGAAGAAGGCGATGGCGTTGCTTTACAAACTGGAGAGTTGTACCATTGATCTTGTGAAGTTGAGCAGGGAGATTGTGGAACTTTCAAGGGAGATGTACGCTAAGTGGGAGCAATCAAAATCCGACTGATATGGCATCAGTAAAGGTCAAGTTCCGTCCATCTACCGTAAACGGTAAGGAGGGCACACTCTACTATCAGGTCATTCACAACCGTGTGGTCAGACAGATAAACACCGAGTATAAACTTTTTGTTTCGGAATGGGACAGCCATTCCGAAACGGTTGTCTTGCATCATCTATTGACAGGACAAGAGAGGAACAACTACCTGCTTTCAATCGGTTCACGCATCAAGTGGGACAAGGACAGGCTGAACAAAATCATACACAAGTTATTTCAATCCGGCACATTCGTAACGGATGATGTAGTCATGCGCTTTCATGAAAACAGGCAAGAATTGTCATTCAACGCTTACATCAGCCAACAGATAGCGAGACTGAAACGCTTGGGCAAAATACGCACCTCAGAGACTTATACAGCTGCACTCAGAAGTTTTAACGGTTTTATAAATGGCAAGGATGTCTTGTTTGACCAGCTTAATGCGGATTTGTTGGCAGAGTACGAGGCTTATTTGAAAGGAAGGGGAAATACGCCCAATACTATATCCTTCTATATGCGTATTCTAAAAGCCGTCTATAACCGTGCGGTGGAAGATGGACTGACCGAGCAACGACATCCGTTCAAGTCCGTTTACACGGGAGTGGAGAAAACAATGAAGCGAGCCTTGTCGCTCAATGACATCAGACGTATCAAAGGACTGGACTTGTCATTGAAGCCCAATCTTGATTATGCCCGTGATATGTTCCTGTTCTGTTTCTACACAAGGGGAATGTCGTTCATCGACATGGCTTATCTGAGAAAGAAGGACTTGCAGAATGGTACTCTTTCCTATCGCAGACGTAAGACAGGACAGCAGTTGTTCATCAGATGGGAAAAGTGTATGCAAGAGATTCTTGACAAATATCCAGTAAACGAAACGGAATACCTCTTGCCCATCATTACAAAACGGGACGAAGATTATCGGAAGCAATACGCCAACGAACTTCACCGTGTGAACCATCTGTTGAAGAAAATTGGAAAGCAGTTGGATTTGCCAATACCATTAACTATGTATGTCGGTCGGCACTCGTGGGCAAGTATCGCCAAGAGCCGTAATGTGCCCATTTCTGTCATAAGCGAGGGAATGGGACATGATTCTGAGAACACTACACAGATTTATCTTGCATCGCTGGATACTACAGTAGTAGATAAAGCCAATAAAAGAATACTGGATTTGCTGTGAAACCATGAATGTTTAGCGAATCCGTCCAACGCTTACCAAGAGAAGAACCTTTTTCCCTTATTTCCATAAGAAGAGACGGGCGTAAACTTGATATAAAATGCCTGTCGAAGTTGATATATTGGAAGATAGCATATTCCAGTTTTCACCAGAATTGCTGAACACCTTGCTCAAAGACCACACCACGAGCAGGGACGAAATGCAACGCAATATCTTCTGGGCTACTTCAGATTATGAACATCTTGGCAAAGAATACCAATACAATTCCCCTATCCTCCCACACCTTATAACAGGAGATAACGGACATATCATCATGCCTCGTGTCCTCAAAAGCCGTGATACCCAATCAACCCGTTCCCGTGATATGGCTGAGGTCTTCACTCCATCATGGATATGCAATGCACAGAACAACCTGATTGATGAAGCATGGTTCGGACGAAAGGATGTTTTCAATACCGAATATGCAGACGAACAGGGACATCATAAATGGAAAACAACGGAAGGCTGTATCATATTCCCGGAGGGCAAAAGTTGGAAGGATTATGTGCGTGATATCCGACTGGAAATCACTTGCGGAGAAGCCCCATATCTGATTAGCCGCTATGATACCACGACAGGAGAGACTATCCCTTTGGAACAGCGTATCGGTTTGCTTGACCGCAAACTAAGGGTGGTAAGCGAGAACACATCCACTTCGGGCGAATGGCTTGAGTGGGCACAAGAAGCCTATAAAAGTACCTACGGTTACGAGTGGCAGGGAGACAATCTACTCATTGCCCGAGAATCTATGCTTGTCTCTTTTGTGGAGTATTTTCAACAGAAATTTGGCAAATGCCCTTTACTGAAATCTATCAACTACATCGCTTACATCATTTCGTGGAACGTATGGCAGATGGACGGATTAAGAGGTGTCATTCCAAATAGTTGCGGAGAACGTAGGGAAGTTGTAGCCGACTTGTTCGGGACTACCGAAGTGGTCACCCAATGTGAAGGATGTCTGAAAGATGACATCCGCAGGCACAATGGGGTCTATTGCCAAATCAAGGATTGGCATGCTACCGACAAGGCAACAGGCAAAAAGGGAAAACGAATCCGATTTATAGACCTAATAAAATAGTGCGGTATGAAATTCACATCTTCACTAAAGTTAAAACTGATATATGTGTTCCGTATCAACGATGCTGCGCACAAGGGATGTCTGAAAGTGGGCGAAGCCACTTGTGACAATGACAATGTTTTCGGTCTTGCTCCCAACAGCAAGGCTCTCAACGAGTCTGCCAAGAAACGTATCAATCAATATACGCAAACGGCAGGTATAGCATACGACCTCTTATATACGGAACTTACGATATACAACAGCAAGTATGGTTTGTGTTCTTTCAATGACAAGGAAGTGCATAGCGTGCTGGAGCGTTCAGGTATCAAGAAAAAGATATTTGATACCGAGAACAAAGCCAACGAGTGGTTTATTACCGATCTTGAAACAGTTAAACGGGCAATAATCGCCGTAAAAGAGGGGCGTGAATCATTATCTTCTGCTGAGGTTTCACACGACAAAAGTCCTATTGTATTCCGACCGGAACAGCGTGAAGCTATTGAAAAGACTAAAAAGCAGTTCAAGAAAGGAAACCAGATGCTGTGGAACGCCAAGATGCGATTTGGTAAGACGCTGTCCGCATTACAGGAGGTAAAAGATATGGATTTCAGCCGAACCTTGATTCTCACCCACCGTCCGGTAGTTGATAGCGGTTGGTTTGAGGACTTTGGCAAGATATTCTATGATAGGCGGGATTTTGCATACGGCTCAAAGAATAACGGTGATAGTCATACTTCGCTGGAAACAAGAGCAAAACAAGGACAATGCAAATATGTTTACTTTGCTTCCATGCAAGACTTGCGTGGTTCTGAACTTGTAGGCGGCAACTTTGATAAGAACAATGAAGTGTTCGCCACCGCATGGGACTGTATCATCGTGGACGAGGCGCACGAAGGCACACAGACAGATTTGGGTAAGGCTGTAATGCAGGAACTTACGAAGGACAAGACCAAGATTCTGCGTCTTTCCGGCACTCCATTCAATTTGTTGGACGATTTCAAGGAGGATGAGATATATACTTGGGACTATGTAATGGAACAGCGTGCCAAAGCGTCTTGGGATGAGCTGCACTTTGGCGACCCGAATCCATACGCATCACTGCCAACCATGAACATTTACACCTATGACCTCGGACGATTACTCAATGAGTTCGTGGACGAAGATGTGGCATTCAACTTCCGTGAGTTCTTCCGTGTAAATGACAATGGAACTTTCGTTCATGACAAGGATGTAAGTGCTTTCTTGAATCTTATAACCAAAGAGGACCGGGAGAGTTGCTATCCGTTTGCCAATGAGGAATACCGCAATATATTCCGTCATACCCTGTGGATGCTGCCTGGAGTGAAGGAGGCACGGGCGATGAGTGCCATGTTGCAGACACATTCGGTATTCCAACATTTCAAGGTTGTGAATGTTGCAGGCAATGGAGATGAGGATGAAGAAAGCAAGGATGCACTTGTGGCGGTAGAAGAAGGCATTGGCAAAGACCCTGATGCCACACGTACCATTACCTTGTCTTGTGGCAGACTGACAACGGGTGTCAGTGTGAAGGCTTGGACAGCTGTGTTTATGCTGTCAGGCTCGTATAACACGGCTGCCTCCAGTTATATGCAGACTATCTTCCGTGTGCAGACTCCTGCCGCTATCAACGGAAAGGTTAAAGAGCAATGCTATGTCTTTGACTTCGCACCGGACAGAACATTGAAAGTGATAGCAGAAACAGCCAAGATTTCATCCAAGACAGGAAAGACCAGTGGCAACGACCGTAAGATTATGGGCGAGTTCCTGAATTTCTGCCCGATAATATCCATCGAGGGTTCCAAGATGAATCAGTTTGATGTGCCAAGGATGTTGGAACAACTCAAAAAGGTCTATGTGGAACGTGTCGTGCGCAATGGCTTTGAGGACAGAAGTCTGTATAATGATGAGTTAATGAAACTCAATGATTTGGAGTTGCAAGAGTTCGATGACCTCAAAAAGATTATCGGTCAGACAAAAGCCATGCCCAAGACGAATCAAGTGGACATCAACAATCAGGGGCTGACTGATGAGCAATACGAGGAACTTGAAAGTCTTGAAAAGAAATCCAAGAAGAAAGGTAAGGACAAACAGCCTTTGACAGAGGAGGAGAAACAACGACTGGAAGAACTGAAGAAGAAAAAGAACAATCGGGAAGCCGCTATTTCCATTCTTCGGGGTATATCCATCCGTATGCCTTTGCTGATTTATGGAGCAGAGTTGAAAGACGAGTCTCAAGAAATCACCATTGACAACTTCGCTTCGCTCATCGACCCTCAATCGTGGGAAGAATTTATGCCTAAGGGTGTTACCAAACAGAAATTCAACAACATCAAGAAATACTATGACCCGGAGATATTCTGTGCAGCCGGAAAGCGTATCCGGGCTATGGCTCGTGCTGCCGACAAACTCAGCGTGGAGGAACGCATCGAGCGCATAACGGATATTTTCAGTACATTCCGTAATCCGGATAAGGAAACGGTGCTTACTCCTTGGCGTGTGGTGAATATGCACCTTGGCGACTGTTTGGGTGGATATAACTTCTTTGAACAAGGGTATGAAACCACACTGTCCGAACCTCGTTTCATTGACAAGGGTGAAGTGACCGCCAATGTATTTGCCGAGGATTCTCGTATTCTTGAAATCAACTCAAAATCGGGATTATATCCCCTCTATATGGCATACAGCATTTACCGTACACGAGTAAAGAACTCTTTATTTTCGGTGTCAAGTATCGAAGACGAACAACAAATCTGGGACAAGGTTGTCGCAGAAAACATCTTTGTCATCTGCAAAACTCCCATGGCAAAGAGCATCACCAAACGAACCTTGATAGGCTTCCGCAAGGCTAAGGTAAACACCAGATACTTTGAGGATTTAATCAATCAAATTAAAAACAAACCTGAACACTTTATCAAGCAGGTTGATAAATTCGTTTCAGAAAGAACAGGAATAAAGAATATGAAATTCAATGCGATAGTGGGAAATCCACCGTATCAAGTTATGGATGGAGGCGCACAAGCAAGTTCTGTGCCAGTTTATCAGTATTTTGTTTCTATAGCTAAAAAAGTTCAACCCAATTTTATTTCAATGATTATGCCTGCTCGTTGGTATGCAGGAGGACGAGGGCTTGATGACTTTCGTGCAGATATGCTATCAGACAAAACTATTCGCAGCTTGCACGATTATCCGAAAGCATCAGACCTTTTCAGTAATGTGGGATCAAAGGTGGATTATGCTATTTCCTAATGGACGCAAAATATGATAACATAAAAACCGCACCTACCATAATTTCTCATACAGAAACTGGCGTATATGCTTCTCAAAGAAGCCTTGCTCAGAATACCTCTGATATTTTTATCCGAGATGGTAGAAGTATTTCAATCATCACCAAAGTAACGGAACAGAGTAGTGAATACATCCAATCATTTGTATCACCATTGAGACCATTTGGCTTGCGTGGTTATTTCGTGAGCGATCCCAATTTTCATGAAACATCTGATGGGCTGACAACTCCTGTTGTCTGTATTGGTAAAGGTCTCAAAAAAGGGTATGTGGAACGTAATCTTGTTCCTTTGCACACTAACTGGATTGATAGATTCAAAGTAATCATTCCTCGAGCAAACAACATTGGCACAGAGGCTAATGATGACAATCTTAATGCGTTTGTTGGAAAGCCTAACGAAATTTGTACAGAATCTTACCTTTGCATATTCGCAGATTCCAATGTTTCGTATGATGAGTGCGTAAATATTTGCCTATATCTCAAATCTCGCTTTGCGAGGTTCATGCACTGTCAAGCGAAGTCAAGTCAAGATGCTACGGCCAAAACATTCCGTTTTGTCCCGACGCAGGACTTCTCGAAGGAAAGCGATATTGATTGGTCGCTTTCATCTGTTCAAATTGACAAACAACTGTATGTCAAATACAATCTTACAGACGAAGAAATCTCATTTATTGAATCAATGATAAAACCGATGTAAGCATAAACGAGGGCAAGTTATACTCTTGCCCTCGTTTTAACTCACTTTTCTTTTCGCACACCTTTAAACGGTGTACCATCTTGTTTGACATCCATAAAACGCCCAGTATCTTTATCCCTTTTTACCCATTGTTCAGTTTTGGGATTATAAACCTGTGAACGATTTCTTACTGCACCATTGCGATGTCCGTCTCCTGACGGTGGATTTGTTGCCATAATCTTCTTTTTAGGTCAATCTCGAATTATGCAGCCGAGAATGCACTGCTTAATATTATGAGTTATTTCCGTATATATGAACTAAGATCTTCTCCACTATAAGGATATGACTCTGTGAAGACTCTCATCTGTCCTTCAATACCATAAGGCATAATATATGGATAGAGAAGTAAATACTCCCGTTGAGGACTTGCATGTTGCGCATCTTTTGTAACAGGCATGATCATACATTTACCAGTATGTCCATCCACGACACCTAATTCCCATGGCATCCAATTACTTCTTCCAGCTTCTGGTGATTGAGCATAAATTAAAGATTTACTGCTCATTAATCTTTTCTGCAACCTTTTTGCTGTATCTTTATTTGTTTCATTCCTTTTCAAGTCAACATCAACAATGCAGTCAAGATATACTTGTAACCCCATTTTCGACAAAGTGTAATATATACCTTTTACAACATTCAAATCAGAAATATTGTATGAAAGGAATATATCAAACTGTTTATATAGAGATGCTCCTTGAAGATTATCGCTATATGTACGTTGCTCGTAAAGGGGAGTGCTATATGCTATGTTACGAAAATACGCCTCGCTAAAATACTTCATATTAGATTCTTCCTTCATTTACTAATCGCCAATAATACTTTCCCAACTCTGTCAACTGACATCCGGTACTATGAACTCCTCATTTATAGGTTTTACAAACCCTATACTCTGCAACTTTTGAAGTAATTTGAATTTTCTAACGTTGTTCGCATCTGCATAAGGGAGAATATATTCATGATTTACAGATGGGTCGTTCGTATCCTCAAAAGATGGGTCTAGAGCTAAATCGTTATTGGGATTTGTAAACAGGTTTGTTAATTCGCGAATAATTGACAATGATACCTGTGGCGTAACTGTACGTAATGGAGCAAATTCCGTAACATTAGTCTTGAATACAGGTCTTTGATCCCAAGGTCCAAAAGAGCGATCGATATATGCATATACACCGCCAATAGTAATGTTACCGCAATAATCCGATGCTCCGCCATTTAGCGCAGTACATAATAATTCTGTAAAAAGACCATGACCACCAGCTTCCATAGCAACTTCGTCTTCACGACAAGCTGTTAAGACTGAAACTCCTGTATTTAAAATGCTACCTACATCCTGAAGTTCGTATTTCCCGATATTGCCTGAGTGACAACAATCCAAAATGATAATCTTGTTGCGAACCTTGGAAGTGTTAACAATACTCATTATTGTTGACATCTGTATCCCCGTATAATATTGACCAGGGGTAGCTATATCTTGAGGCATAACAATTTCTGCACCAGTGCTATTCATATAGCCATGCCCAGAAAAATAAAAGAGAGCAGTATCATCATTTCCTGCAAAAAGTTTACGAATAGCATCCATCACTTCTCCTGAAGTCTGTACATTTGGCATCATTTTTACGCCAAAGTTAGGAGATCCGTCACCATGTCGTTCAATTGCAGCTTTAACGCTATTGATGTCCTCAATACACCCTGTCAATTCATTTCCTTCGGGATAATCATTAATCCCAATCAACAATGCCTTTTTCATGTAACAAATAGTTATAGTGATTGATAAATGGCGTAGTTACGGACAGCATTGGCAACAGATTTTGCATTCCAGCCAACGATAACATCTGCTGCATTTTTTACGATAGAGGATGTGCGTTCTGCTCCCCATGGCTGAACAGCAATGATAGGTTTGTTGTACTTCTTTGCCAT